ACTCAACCTATAAATCTTACTGCTAATGAATGGCATGAAATTGAAGCATTAGAAGATAATACAGTGTTCTGTAATATGTTCTCTGAAGGAAAATATTAAAACACAATCCGTACCAAAAGTAAAGAGCGAATACCATACCAATAACAACCATAACAACCACCATAGGAAAATAAAATGAAATTATTATAAAATATAGGTAAGTTCTTTAAAGACTTATTCCGTCAATCTTTACAAGCACAATTAGCAATTTTAGTTCCAATTGCTCAAGGTGTTGTTACTAAGATTGAATCAGATCCAACTATCATTGTTGATGCTGGTAAACAAGCAACTGCGTTTTCACTTGTACTTGCTGAATTGTCTGCGAAAGAATTGCAATTTTTACCTAGAATAATTAACTTGGCGATTGAAATTGCTGTCGTTGATTTAAAAGGAGCCTAAATTGTTGACAATATATAGATAATATCTTGTGCTATAAAAACTAAAAATCAAGGAATAAAAATGAAAGAATTTATTACAGGCTATCAATATGGTGATAATATGCGCTTTTCTTGTGTATATGTATTTCCTAATAATCTAGATAAAGATGAAATACACGTACCTCCAAGAACAACTTTAATTGCTCCACCAAGTAATATTGCCCCTGGAAAAGAAGCAATGTGGACAGGAGAAACTTGGGTTATTGTAGCTACAGAACCTTTACCTGCAAATCCACATATTGTTGAAGTCCCATCTGTTGAAGTCCCATCTATTGTTGAAGAAATAGCAAATACACCAAACATTAGCGCAGTATAAATACTAATTATTAATTGACTGAGGTTTATATTATGGATATTAAAACAATTTTAACTTGCCCATTGGGTGCGAAATGTGAAGAAATTAAAGATGCAGCAATTCATCGCTGTGTTTGGTATACAAAACTTGCAGGAACTAACCCAAATACTGGGGAAGTAATGGACGAATATGGTTGTGCGATGACATGGATCCCTGTTTTATTGATTGAAAATTCAATGCAACAAAGAAGTACAAGTTCAGCTGTAGAATCTTTCCGTAACGAAATGGTTCAAAGTAATGAAATGAATCAACAAATTTTATTATCTGCAGCAACGGTAAACCAGAAATTAATAAGTAATAGTTAAGATGTTAAATTAATAATCTAGGAGAATAAAATGTCAGACTTTTTTAGTAAAACCGGTAATATGTTTAAATCGATTTTTTCGTTTTTCTCAAAAAACACTGCAACTTTAACTGAAGCTGCTGTTATTGTAGAAACAGTTTCTGATAATGCAGAATTAATTCCTACAACAATTGCTGTTGGTAAAGCTGTTGAGCAAAGTGCAAATGTTTTAGAAAAAATGGAAATTGCAAATACTGAAATTTCTGGATCTTAATTTAATCCACAGCGCCAAGGAAAATTCAAATGGCTGAAATAGCATCTAGAGACGATTTAAAACAATATTGCCTTAGAAGACTTGGCGCTCCAGTAATTAAAATAAATGTTGACGATGCTCAACTTGAAGATAGAATTGATGATGCTCTTCAACTATATCAAGATTATCATTATGATGCCTCTGAAGTATATTATTGGCAACATACTATTACTCAACAAGACGTTAATCAAACATATTTTGATATAGATCCAAGCATTTTTGGGATTACTAGAATATTTCCATTAAATGATACGTTAACACAAAATAATATGTTTGATCTTAGATATCAATTAAGATTACACGAATTATACGATTTCACATCAACTTCATATACTAATTTTAGTATAACAATGCAGCACCTACAAAACTTACAATCAATGTTCACTGGTGATATTCCAGTAAGGTTTCAAAGACACACAAATAGATTATATGTTGATTGGGCTTGGGGTTCAACAAATGCTGCTGTTGGTTTAACTGTTGTTGCTGAAGGATATCAAGCTATTGATCCAGAAACATTTGAATCCGTTTATAATGATATGTGGCTCAAAAAATATACTACAGCGTTATTCAAACGCCAATGGGGTGATAATATGAAAAAATTTGGAAATATTCAGCTTCCTGGTGGAATAACGTTAAATGGTAAAGAAACTTTTGATGAAGCTACAATTGAAATTGATAAATTGGAAGAAGAAATGCAAGAAAGATATTCATTACCAGCCCAATTTATGATTGGATAATTATGACTTCTCCATATTTTCAAAATTATGGTAATGCTGTTGAATCGAAACTCATAGAAGACTTATATAATGAAGCAATAGCAATACAGGGATTTCCTGGCTATTATCTACAAAATACAAATACAGCTTCTAGAGATCTTATTTATGGTGATGATCCAATAAAAGCTTTTGATACTTCTTATAAATTAGATATGTATCTTGTCAACACATTCGATTATGGTGATGAACAAGATTTCTTTTCTAAATTTGGACTTGAAGTTAGGAATCAAGTAAAAATTCAATTTACTGTCAGAGAATTTTCTAAACAAACATCAAAAACAATGGCTAGACCTCTCGAGGGAGATTTAATCTTTATTCCTTTCATGAAGGATACTGGAGAGCTATTTGAAATTAAATTCGTAAATTCTTCAAAAGATTTATATACTCTTGGAAGATCAAAACCATATTTTTATGAATTATCTCTTGAACCGTTTAAATATAATGAAGAAAATATTGATACTGGTGTTGCAGCAATTGATAATATTGGGTTGCTAGAGAAATTTAAAACTGATTTAGACCTTATTTCTGGTTCAGGACAATATATCATAAATGAGATGGTATATCAAGGTTCTGCAAACAATTATATTGCGTACGCAGAAATAATTGATTGGGATTCAGTGAATACAATTTTAACTGTTATCAATGATATTGGAGAGTTTGATCCAGCTTCTTCTCTTCCAATTGTTGGAGCTACAAGTAATGCAATCTATTATTTAACATCAACAAATAACAGTGAACAACCAAATTTCGACAATGACTTTATTCATGATGAAGGGTTAACATTTATCCAAGCGAGCGATAATCCATTTGGCAGTCTATAAGGAAAAATTGTGTATCCACCAACTAATGCTCCAGTATTAAATACAAGATTACAAGCTATCAGAAAAACAACGGTAGCATTCGCATCACTTTTTAAGAATATCCCATTTATACAATACAATAATGATGGTTCAATAACAGAACAAATAATCGTACCTATTATTTATGGTGATAAAGAAAAATATGTAAAAAGATTAGAAGCTACTTCTAATCAAAATATATCAAATGAAAAAGTCCAAATAACACTACCAAGAATTGAATATGGACTGATTAATATGTTGTATGATCCAGAGCGGAGAACAAATCAAGCAAATAAAATTGTTGGATGTAATTCTAATGGTTCAATATATGTAAACTCTCCGATGCCATATAATTTCAATTTTGAAATTGTTATCTATACAAGAAATATTGAAGATGCTAATCAAATAATGGAATATATTCTTCCATATTTTTGTCCTGATTATAATATAAAAATAAATATGGTTCCAGAGGCTGGAATTATAAAAAATATTCCAATCACATATATGGGCGATTCTGAAGATGAAGATTCTTCAGGAACATTTGATAGTTCTGTTCGGTCTGTATTCAGAACTCTTTCTTTTGTTGCAAGAAGTTATATCTACCAACCTCCAAAATATTATAAACCGATTCTTTTTACAGATACAAATATTAATATAATACAATCTACAAACAATATAAATGTTGTTTCTGGTAATGGAACGTTTTATGTTGGAGATACAGTATTTCAAGGAGATTCTTTTGATAGAGCAACAGCTAAAGCTACTGTAGATTATTGGGATCCAAACACAAAAACATTAAGAATATCTCCAGTTTCTGGATCATTTACTCCAAATACAGTAATACAAAATCTAGAAAAAACAGCTAAATATATCACTGCGAATGTAAACGGTTCTATTGCTTACAACACAAAAATTACCCCTGTGCCAAACACATATCCAGTAGTTGGTCCATATGATTATAATATTATTACAACTGACTATACAAAATAAATTATGACAACACAATTTAATAAAAAAATGGAGAAATTATTTGATGTTCCTTCATCTGTTTTATATGATGATTCAGAACTCCAAGAATATCTTCCAGCTGACTCAGACCAAGAATTAACAGCCCTTTTGGATCATGATCTTAAACAGGATTACGAAAAAACTAGAAATAAACTTGATTCCTTAATAGAAAAAGGAACTGATGCTATTGATAGCATGCTTTCTATTGCTAGAGAATCAGAAAAAGCGAGAGATTTTGAAGTTGCTGGTAATATGATCAAAACCATTGTTGATGCTTCGAAAGATTTATTGGAAGTACAAAAGAAAATGAGAGAAATGACAGGAAAAAAAGATTCAGGAACTACTAATATTAAAAATGCAGTTTTTGTTGGGAGTACAACAGAACTTCTGAAGGCGATGAAAGATATTAAAAACGGAAATATAAGTGAGTGAAAAAGAATATTATAGAGACAATTTACTCTTAAAACGTCCAGGTGTTCAATATGAATTTGAACAATGGCAATTAGAAGAAATAGAAAAATGTGCTTCTGATCCAATATACTTCATTAGAAATTATGTAAAAATCATATCTCTAGATGAAGGCATTATATATTTTAATATGCACAAATATCAAGAAGAGATGGTTAATGCATTCCACAATAATCGATTCTCAATAGTTCGTATTGGTAGACAGTCAGGAAAAACAACAACATCTGTAGCATATTTACTCTGGTTATCTATTTTTACCGAAAGATATAGTATTGCAATAACAGCAAATAAAAAAGCTTTAGCTGTAGATATTTTATCTAGATATCAATTAGCATACGAAAATCTTCCAATGTGGTTACAACAAGGTGTTGTTATTTGGAATAAAGGGTCTGTTGAATTAGAAAATGGATCAAAACTTTTAGCAGCATCTACAGCTGCAAGTTCTATTCGTGGTGGATCGTTCAATCTTGTAATGATGGACGAATTTGCTCACGTCCACAATAACTTAGCCGAAGAATTTTTTACTTCTACATATCCTGTAATTTCTTCTGGAACATCTACTAAAATTATTATAGTTTCTACTCCAAGAGGCATGAATCTATATTATAGAATGTGGATGGATGCAATAAACGGAAAAAGCGATTATTTCCCTGTAGATATTCATTGGTCAAGAGTCCCTGGAAGAGATGAAGCATGGCGCGAAAAGACCATTCGTAATACTTCAGAAAGGCAATTTGCACAAGAATTCGGCTGCGAATTCCATGGATCAACAAATACATTAATTGATGGAGGAAAACTTCAGATATTAATTGCAAAAGAACCATTGGAACTTGACGAAAAAGATGCTTTCGGAATGGAAATTTACGAAAAGCCAATAAGAGAATATTATGATGATGAAACACAAAAGATGGTTGATAAAGATCATATCTATGTTCTTTGTGCTGATGTTTCTGAAGGAAAAAATTTAGATTATACAACATTTTCTGTTTTTGATGTTTCAACAATTCCATATAAACAGGTTGCAACATATAGAAATAATCAAATTTCCCCTATGCTATTTCCTGATATATTAAGGTTATGTGCTGAATATTATAATAATGCTCATGTATTAATAGAAATAAATAATAACCCTCAAGTTGCAGATATTCTATATCAGGACCTAGAATATGAAAATGTGTTCAAAATATATTCTGGAAATAAACAAGCACAACAATTATCTGAGAGTGGAAAGGCAACTCAAAATGGCTTAAATATGAGCCCATTAGTGAAACGAACTGGATGTTCTGCACTAAAAACTATAATTGAAACAAATAAACTTGAAATTTATTCTTCAGAAACAATATATGAATTAACTAGATTTATTGCTACAAATAATTCATTTGCTGCTGAAGAAGGAGCTCATGACGATTTAGCTATGACGTTAGTTATGTTTGCTTGGGTGACAACTCAAAAATTATTCATAGAATTGTCTTCTACAGATATAAGAAAAAGGTTACAAATTGAACATAATTATGCAAAAGAAGAAGATTCCGAAATACCACCAATGCCTATGTTTTCTGACGATTTAAGAGATAGGTTCATTTTAGAAGCTGGAGATCTTTGGCAAGTTGTAGAAGAAGAACAATTTTATTATTAAGGTTACCAAAACGTTAGATATTATAAATACTATTAAAAATATTATCTTTCAACAAGGAGTAAATTATGGCATTTCAAGTCAGTCCAAGTGTTACATTATCAGAATATGATAACACTAATTCTATACCAGTTTCAGGTTCTTCAGTAGGCGCTTTTGCTGGAGATTTCTCTTGGGGTCCAGGAAACAAAAGAATATCTATAGGTTCAGAGAATGAATTGGTATCAACATACACTCAACCAACCAACAATAACTACGCTTCATTCTTTTCAGCTTCAAATTTTTTAGCATATACAAACAATTTAATTGTAGTAAGAACAGTTAATTCAAATTCATATAATGCAACAGCTAATGCTTCTGCAACATTTAGTATTCCAAACAAAGAAAATTGGGAATTAGCTTATTCTACAAACCAATCAAATTTAAATGTTATTGGACCATTCGCAGCAAGATATCCAGGAGCATTAGGGAACTCTTTAACTGTTTCAGTTTGTTCTAGCAATACTGCATTTAAAAGCCCTGCATTTACAGCAAATACAGTTGCAAACTCTACTTCTGTTTTGATAACTGGATTTACTACAGCATTTGCTGCTTCATATCCGTATTTTAGTTCTAATGATATTATTACATTAAATGGAACTTCATATACAATTGCATCAATTTCAGGTAATACAGTTACTACAACAACTCAACAACCAACAACTGCAACTAATGTTACAGCAAAACTTTCTTGGAAATATGCTTCATCATTCTCAGCTGCTCCTGGAACTTCAGTTTATGGCGCTTCTCAAGGTGCTTCTGGAGATGAAATTTCTATTGCTGTTATTGATACAAATGGTGCATTTACTGGTGTTAAAGGTTATGTGTTAGAAACATTTGATCGTGTATCAAAAGCTACTGATTCAATTACAGATGATGGTTCAAATAACTATTATAATTCAGCTATCTTTGACAAATCAAAGTATATATTTAAAGCTGGAACAGTTCCTGGAGCAACAAATTGGGACCAAACTTCATTAAATACTGTATTTAACGGTGCAAATAATTATACAGTACAACTTAGCGGTGGGACTGATGTTCTATCTTCTGATTCTGATAGAATTAATGGATATCAATTGTTTGCAAACCCCGAAGAAGTAACAGTTGACTTTTTAATCGCTGGCGAATCAAGCGCTACTGTTTCAGATGCAATATTAACTATAGCTAATCAAAGAAAAGATTGTGTTGCATTCATCTCTCCATTAAGACAAGATGCTGTAACTTCTGTAAATATTGATAATATTATTGCGTACAGAAACAGTTTAAGTCCATCTACTTCTTACTCAGTTATAGATTCAGGGTACAAATATCAATACGACAAATACAATAATGTGTATAGATATGTTCCATTAAATGCTGATATTGCTGGTTTATGTGCAAGAACTGATAAAACAAATGCTCCATGGTATTCTCCTGCTGGATATAATCGTGGTCAAATATTAAATGCTATTAGATTGTCATATAATCCAACTCAAACAAACAGAGACGATTTATATCAAGCTGGTATTAATCCTGTATGTTCATTCCCAGGACAAGGTGTTGTTTTATTTGGCGATAAAACTATGCAAGCAAAAGCTTCTGCGTTTGATCGCATAAACGTTCGTAGATTGTTTATTACTCTTGAAAGAGCAATTGCTGATGCTGCTAAATATTCATTGTTTGAATTTAATGACACATTCACACAATCAGCATTTATCTCGTTAGTTGATCCTTATCTTCGTTCAGTAAAATCTGGAAAAGGAATCTACGCTTACAAAGTTGTTTGTGATTCGTCTAATAACCCACCATCTGTTGTTGATCAAAATGGTTTCGTTGGCGATATTTTTATCCAACCAGCTAAATCTATTAACTTTATACAATTAAACTTTACTGCAGTAAATAGTGGTGTTAGTTTTACTGAAGTTGCAGGAACTTCAGTCGGTTAATTTTTGTTAATAAATAAATAAAAGGGAGCAGCTTTCGGGCTGCTCTAAACAAAAGATCTTATAAAGAGGAATAAACAAATGGCGTTTAATGTAGATCAATTTAGAAGGGCAATGACATTTGATGGTGCAAGACCAAACTTGTTCCAAGTAACATTATCATTTCCAAGCCTTGTCGCTTATGGTGACACAAAAGAATTATCTTTTATGGCAAATTCAACAACATTACCATCATCTATTGTTGGTGTAGCAAGACAAAGTTATTTTGGTAGAGAAGTAAAATTTCCTGGAAATAGAGTATTTCAGGATTGGTCAATTAATGTAATTAATGATGAAACATTTAATATCAGAAATGCATTTGAACAATGGTTGAATATAATAAACAATAATAGTGGAAATGTGAGAGATTCAGGTGCAGTGTATAGTGGTGGGTATTCTGTTGATGCTCAAGTAACACAATTCAGTAAAGATGGTCAACCATTAAAACAATATAATTTTGTTGGTTTATTTCCTACCCAAGTTGATCCTATCAATTTAAGTTGGGGAAATAATGATACTATTGAAGAATTTGGCGTTACATTCTCGTATCAATATTGGGAGTCTACAAGAGATGCTGCAACACAGCCTTCTCCTAATGCAGCTTCTGCAGCTTTCCTATAATATTTTTTGAGTTTTTAGATTATGGCAAAAATATCATTATTCGGATTTAAACTTGGGAAAGATACTCCTGCGCAGGAAGTTTTACCCTCGTTTTCTCCACCTGTGCTAGATGATGGTGCTGTAACCATAACGGCTGCAGCACATTATGGAACAAGCATTGATTTAGATTCAAATTATAAGAATGATGTTGAGTTAATTACTCGGTATCGTGAAATGGCAATGCAACCAGAAATTGAAACTGCTGTTGACGACATTATCAATGAAGCAGTAATTCATGACGAAGATGAATCAGTTAAAATTGTCTCAGATAATATCAAAGCCTCTCCAAAAGTAAGAGCTGCTATTGATGAAGAATTCCAAAATATCTTAACTCTTTTAAATTTCAAAAATTTAGGCCAAGATATATTCAGAAGATATTATGTTGATGGAAGATTATTTTATAATATCATTCTAGATAAAGAAAATCCACAAGCAGGTATTCAAGAATTACGTTATACTGATCCAAGAAAACTTACTAAAATCAGAGAAATAAAAAAAGTAAAAGATAAAACTACTGGTTTTGATATTGTGCAAGGATTTACTGAATATTATATTTATTCAGATTCGATTTCTACAAAATCGAATTTATCTAATTCTGGACTAAGAATTGCTCCAGATTCTATTATTTCTGTGACAAGCGGACTATTAGATTCAAAACGATCTATAATATTAAGTTATTTACATAAAAGTATTAAACCTCTCAATCAATTAAGAATGATTGAAGATGCTACTATTATATATAAAATCTCTAGAGCTCCAGAAAGAAGAATATTTTATATAGATGTTGGAAATTTGCCGAAAATGAAGGCAGAACAATATCTTAAAGATATTATGACAAAATACAAAAATAAAGTTGTATATGATGCAAACACTGGTGCAATTCGTGATGATAGAAGATTTCTTTCTATGCAAGAAGATTTCTGGTTACCAAGAAGAAATGGACAATCAACTGAAATTACAACATTACCATCATCAGCAGCATTTGATGATATGTCAATGATTGAATATTTTGAAAAGAAATTATATAAATCTTTAAATGTTCCATATTCAAGACTAATTCAATCTGATTCTCCTTTTGATGCAGGAAATCCGGACCAAATATCTAGAGACGAAATTAAATTTGCAAAATTTATTAATAGATTAAGATTAAAATTTACTGATTTATTTGATCAAGCATTAAGAGTTCAATGTTACTTAAAAGGTATTTGTTCTCAAGAAGAATTTGATACATATAAACAACATATCTATTATGATTTTAAGATAGATAACCATTATGCAGAATTAATTGATGCACAACTATTGCAAAGTAGAATGGGTGTTCTTGATTCTGTTGCCCCCTATGTTGGGAAATATTATTCACAACAATGGATTCAGAAAAATATATTACAATTTTCTGATGAAGATATTAAACAAATGGCAAAAGAGATTACAGATGAAGTTAAAGATGGATGGTATCCTGACCCAAAACTTGCTGCAACAGATCCATCTTTAGGTGGTTTACCTCCTGATGGGAGCCAAGACTCTTTGCCTGTTTCAGATAATACTGATGCTAGCAACGATCAACAAGATGAACCACAAAATAAACCTGTAAAAAAACAAAAAGATTCTGATCAACAATCTAATAACCCATATTATACTAATGGCTAAACATATAAAAAAAGATTTACCACAAGTTTTGGTATTAAAACGGCAGTTTATTCAAAGATTTCCAAATGGACAAATGGTTGCATTATATCATTCTGATCATTTAAATCAATTTGTTACTGTTCCTTTAGACAATTCACAATTTTCTTCTAATACAGTTGAAAGCGTTTTAGAAAGATTAAATTATATCTCAGAAAATGATGATGTCGAAACATTAGTATTTGAAGATCTATCTGAATTGAATATAAATAAAGAATGTGCTGATATAATGTTAGAATTTATTGCATCTCAACCGGAATTATTAGAAGCAATTGTTGTTTCTGATAAAAAATTCTTAGAATTATTAGAACAGGCTGTAAATTTATCATCAGATATAACGGAATCTGAATCAAATCAGGAGTTAGAAGAACAATGAAATTATTAAACGAATTTACAGAATCGGTCTCAACTAATGTGTTGGTTGAAGAAACGACTGGCAAAAAATCTTATAAAATTAATGGTCCATTTATTCATACAGAAGAAGCAAATAGAAATGGTCGTATTTATATAAAAGAACATATGCTTCCGGAAGTTTCTAGATATAAAAAAGATTTTGTAGATACAAGAAGAGCATTAGGAGAACTTTCTCACCCAGAAGGTCCAGCAATCAACCCTGATAAAGTTTCTCATTTAATTACAAAATTAGAATTTGTTGATAATTTGTGCATTGGCGAGGCAACAATTCTAGATACCCCGAATGGTAATATCGTTAAATCATTTATTGATGCTGGAGTAAATTTTGGCGTCTCAACTAGAGGTCTTGGTTCGATCAAAGAATCTGGCGGTTTGAAATATGTCCAACCAGATTTTCGCTTAGTTACAGTAGATATAGTTTTAGATCCATCTGGAAAAGCGTGTTATGTCGAAGGATTGATGGAAGGAAAAGAATGGATGTATGTTGATGGGAAAGGTTGGGTAGAACAATACCTTGAAGAATCGCGAAAAACCTTAAAAACACTAAAAGCTAAAGATGTTGAACCAATGGCGTTACAAATTTTTGAGAATTTTCTCGCAAAATTATAACTTTTATAAATAATACTAAACGAAATCTAAGAGGATATATACATGTCAAAAGAAAAAAATTTGAATCTTTCTGAAGCTGCATTAGAGATTCTGAACACAAACGTAAAAACAAAAGATGCTAGCCAAGATAAATTCGGCCAAGGCGAAAAATTAAAAGATACAGTAAATAAAAGTGCTTCTGATATCGGAAGTGCAAATTTTGCAGAATATGATTTGAAAGATGTTCCTACTGCAACTGCTCCAGGAGAAACTCCTCCTGTTGGCTCAGAACCAATTAAAAAATTAGCTCCTCAACCATCAGAAACTTCAACAGCTGTTGATACTAAAGTTGACCAATTACCTAAAAAGGGAAAATTGGGAAAATTTGTTAACGAAGAGGAAGAAGTTGATGAAACTGAATCTGAAGAAGAAGTTAATGAAGATATCGAAGCATTAATGGCTGGCGAAAACCTTTCTGAAGAATTTAAAAAGAAAGCTACTGCTATCTTTGAAGCTGCTGTTAAAGCAAAAGTTTCTGAATTAGCTGAAGAATTAGAAGCACAATATGTTGCTCAATTCGAAGAAGCTTATGAAGAAATGAAAGAAGATTTCTCAACAAAAGTAGACGAATATTTAGATTACGTTGTTGAATCTTGGTTAGAAGAAAATACTCTTGCTATTGAATCAGGTCTAAGAACTGAAATAGCTGAAGGTTTTATGGAATCATTAAAAGCAGTGTTCGAAGAGCACTATATTGATATCCCTGAAGAAAAATTTGATGTAGTTGAAAGTTTAACTTCTAAAGTAGAAGTTTTAGAAAAACAAGTCAATGAAGAAATGACAAAAAACATTAACTTGAAACAAAAATTGTCAGAACAAAAGAAAGTAGAAGCTCTTCATGCAGTTTGTGAAGGATTAACTTTATCTCAAGCAGAAAAAATTAAATCTATCGCCGAGGGTGTAGAATTTGTTTCTGATGAAGATTTCGTAAATCAAATGGAAGACATTAAAGAATCTTATTTCTCTACTGCTACTTCTGTTAAACCCGCTTCGAAAGAATCTTTGAACGATGTAGTAGAATTAATCGAAGAAAAAGAACAAAAAGTTGTTGATCCAGTTATCGCAGCTTATGCTTCTAAAATTTCTCAAACACTATTAAAATAAAAATACTTTAGAAAATAAAAAGGAGTTGTAAAAAATGGCATTATTAAACGAAGAATTAAACCTAAAATGGGGTCCAATTTTAGAGCACCCTGAATTAACTAGCATTTCTGATCCATATAAAAAAGCAGTTACTGCTATTATTTTAGAAAATCAACAAAATGCAATGGATGCTGATCGTCAAACTTTGAACGAAACAACAACTAACGTTGCTGGTGGTATTTCAAATTTTGATCCAATCTTAATCAGCTTAGTACGTCGTGCGCTTCCTAACTTAATTGCTTATGATATCGCTGGCGTTCAACCAATGACTGGTCCAACTGGTTTGATCTTTGCATTACGTTCACGTTACGGTTCACAATCTGGCGCTGAAGCTTTCTACAATGAAGCTAATACTATCTTCTCTGGTATTATTGGTAATACTCCAGCAGGTAATACTGGTTCTACTACTGCTTCTGCTGCTTCTGCAAATAGTGCTGTTGATTCTACTGGTCCATTAGCTTTATCTAGTTTTGATACTGGTACTGGTTTAACTACTGCTTTGGGTGAAGTTTTAGGTGCATCAAACGCTTTCCCTGAAATGGGTATCTCTATCGAGAAAGTAACTGTTTCTGCTAAAACTCGTGCATTGAAAGCTGAGTACTCTTTAGAAATGGCACAAGACTTAAAAGCAATTCATGGTCTTGACGCTGAAACTGAATTGTCTAATATTCTTTCTACTGAAATTTTATCAGAAATCAACCGTGAAGTTATCCGTACTATCTACACTGTAGCTAAAGCTGGTGCTCAATTCGGTACTGTAACTCCTGGTATATTTGATTTAGATACTGATTCAAATGGTCGTTGGTCAGTTGAGCGTTTCAAAGGTTTGATTTATCATATCGAAAGAGAAGCTAACCAAATCGCGAAAACTACTCGTAGAGGAAAAGGTAACATCTTAATCGTTTCTTCTGATGTTGCTTCTGCTTTAGCAATGGCTGGTGTATTACAATATACTCCTGCTCTTTCTGCTGATCTACAAGTAGATGACACTGGAAATACTTTTGCTGGTTTGTTACATGGTCGTATCAAAGTTTATATTGATCCTTATTTTGGTGGTTCTGCACAAAACGTAGAATTATGTACTGTTGGTTATAAAGGTACTTCTCCTTATGATTCAGGTTTATTCTACTGCCCATACGTTCCTTTACAAATGGTTCGTGCAGTTGATCCTTCAACTTTCCAACCAAAAATTGGATTTAAGACTCGTTACGGTTTAGTTGCTAATCCTTTTGCTGAAGGTTTAAATCAAGGTTTAGGACAATTAAATGCTCGTGCAAACTTATATTACAGAATTTTTGCTATCAAAAACTTAATGTAATAGAAACTATAACTTCGGTTATATTAGGAAAGGGGCTGAAAAGCCCCTTTTTTATGCTTAAAAGAAAGAATCAAAAGTAACAATTTCTTCTTCAATAAAATGATCTTTCCATAATTTATCAGCAACCCTTTTTACTTCAGGATTCTCTTTTCCAACAAGGGGTTGTTCATATTCTCCGCTATTATTACCTCCAAATGCAAGATTAATGAATTGTGAAGCAATAGTTTTTCTATCAAACGATAAAAGTTTCTTTTGATTGTTTTTAATAATTTTAAGATAATCTTTTTCATTAATATTAAAATATTGATTAATAAGATCACCAAACTCTTTTGGTGTTGCATCATGAGGAATCATTAAATAATTTTCGTTTGGTTTAAATACTTCACCAATACCTTTTTCGTTGTCTGAAACTCCAAAATTTCTAGCAATAGGGACAACACCATTAAGCATAGAATCAACAATTACTCTATTAAAATGTTCTCCATAATTCATAGACCAACTAGGATCTAATAAAAATTTACATGTATCAAGAATTTCGTCACGCTTATTTTCGGTAATAAATCCAATATATGAGAATTTTCCTGAATTTGCAGCATTGTCCCAAATTGGCATATTTAATCTATCACTACCAGCATTTGGATCTAATTGTTTTGTACAATGATATTCTGGCTTACACTTATCAACGGAAGTCATATAATTCCTTTCAATCCCATCACCAGCTACAATAACATATCCATCAATATAGGGAACTGCTGCAATTAAATCATCAACCCTTTTCCACCGCTTGAATGTTTGTAAAGATAAAATTTTATCTTCTTTTAAAGCAAAAGATGGTATTTTCTGTTTTGATAAATCTTGAGGATTTAAAATTAAATTTCTTGGAACAGTTAAAAAATTAGCTGATTTTACTGCTGATGGGTGAACACAAGCAAGACCTGAAAATTTATGTTGAAATTTATATATCCAAGAATAATTCTTAATAAGATTTCCATCATGAATAACAACAATTTGTTTTGCTGTTACATCTTCAATCATTGGAGTCCAATCAAGAAAGTGTTCTGTTTCTGAATTTTTAAACCCAAAAATAGATTGCCAAATAACCAAATCATGTTTATTTGCATCTTCCACAAATCTAGAAATTTCATTAGTGTTCTTTAAAGCATAATACGGACAAATCCAACCCTTTCCTTGATGGACTGGATATCCAGTCCCCACACCAATCTCATATCCTTCTTTTAAAGAATAATCAAGATCTCCTTTCTGAGGAGTTTTTGTTGGTTTCACAAATGCAAATGTCACATCATGACCAAGTTCTTTTAATCCAGCACATAACTGCTCATTATGATTAATAATTCCACCAAAATTATTAAACACATGCATAACTACAAATATTTTCATTTAATTCTCGCCTCAGAAGAAATCTTCAATACCATTTAATTCAAATGATTTTTTTAACCATGGATGATGTTTTTCTAACCATTCATCACCTTGATCGCCTTTGGATTTTAAATAATCATACCACTCTTTTGCTCTAGCATAATCGTGATGTTTGTCTTCAGAGTCAGCCCACATTCCTGGACTTATTCCATTCCAACGGTTTCTTTGTTCTGGATGATCTTTGTTTAATCTTCTTGATTCAACAAATATTCTTCTTTCTTGTTCATACTCAAAAGAACCTAATTCAGCCATAGATTCATGAGTAAATGCAATTATTGATAATCTTTCTGCATCAGGATCCTCAAGAACAATTGGTGTATTTCCATGTAAACCAACAGTATTTAAAACTAATAATAAATCTCTTGGTCTAACATTTACAGCATAACCAATTTCAGGGAATGTTAGATAACCACCAGAAAACTTATCATTATTGCTCATGACACATAAATTTGCCATCCCTAATTCCATATTCTTGGCATCATGATGTGCTGCAGTTCTAAAATTACGATTCACAGTTACTGTTGTAAATGGAGTTCCTGGAACTCGAAATTTAGAATCAATTTTTTCTGCTACTTCCATTTGATTACTAAATCTCCATGGAAGTAATTCTTTAAATCCTTTAGATAAGGATTGTAAAAATGGATATGCTAATGCAAATTCTTCTGGATTATCTCTGGTATAAGATGTTGCTCTACCATATGGAATTCTTGGATATCTTGAATACCAACCAGAAATGCCACTATTAACAACATTAGCATAAGTTGTATCGCTAATATAATTATCTAAAATATCTTGTGCTTTCTTTTTTGCAATATCTACCTCTTCGTCACACAATGAATTTGCAAAATCATCAAATATAAAATTATTTGCTTTGATTTTTTCGGTCAACCAAACAACACCCCTACTCTCATCAGATTTTAATGTTTTATATTTCTCTCTAATTATATTAATTTCTTTTCTTGGATTTCTTTCTCCAAAAATATCAGAAATATTATTTTTTAAAAAATGTTCAAGAATATCGAATTGCTCATCTGTAACCCATTCTCTTCCGCCACATGTACCTGTTCTTGGTCCACCAGCAATACCTCTATTTTGAGTTTCAACTGCTGCTTCTCGTAATCCAGCATAAGCTGAATCAGCTTCTTCTTGTGTAAAGAAGTTTTTACGGAATTTAAAAACAATATTTTTTTCGTTCAACCCCTTTCCACAATGCCCACAATCCATATTTTTTTCACAATTTTCTTCAGCTGTGAAATCAGCACAATCTGGTGGTAAATATATATCACAATCTTCTTCTATCAATGTATGATAATGTGAATCATCTAACCATTGACCTATTAAATCTGGTCTTGGTATAACTTCTTCAGGTTTTAATACAATTACTTTTGTCATTTTTTGATCCTATTAATATTAATACTCATAGTTTACTATACTTTTTAAATAAAGTAAAGCACTTTTTGTTATTTAGAAAAATATAAATATAGTAATAAAACAAAGGAACTTAAAATGGCTGCACAAGACTTTTCTCCATGTGATCAAGATATTTTGCAATCTGCAAAATTTATCTTTACTATTCCTAGATTAACCTCTACACAATTCTTTTGTCAGGCAGCAAATATTCCTGGAATATCAACACATGCAAAATATCAAACTACTACATTTTTAGACCTAGCAATTCCAGGCGATAAAATAATTTTTGAGGATTTAAATATAGAATTTTTGTTAGATGAGGAATTGCAGTCATGGATTGGAATAAGTGAATGGATGCGGGGTATTGCGTTTCCTGAAAATTTTGATCAATATATAAATTTAAGGCATCAATCAAAATATAGTGAACGAGTAGAATTCCCTCAATATGCTGATGCAGAATTGGTTGTTTTATCTTCATCAAATCAACCAACAGTAAAAGTATATTTTAAAGATTTATTTCCTATTTCTTTATCTGCGATAGACTTTGATATAAGATTGAGTTCTGAAAAAGTAATGACAGCATCTGCGTCCTTTAAATATAAAAGGTATGATGTAGAAATATTGTAGTACCTATATAAATTTATTTGAGAATTAATTATTATGCTAAAACTTGATCAAATCATTGAGGAATGGAAATCTGATTGTAAAATAGATGAAACAGACCCTCAACACGAACTAATAAAAACCCCATTGCTCCATGCAAAATATATTGAAATATTGTCTCAACAAAGACTAGCATCACATAAAATGAAATTTAACCACTCAAAAATGAAAAAAATCAGAAGGGAATATTATTTTGGGAATTTAGACAAAGAAACCCTTGATGAATATGGGTGGGAGCAGTTTGATCTTAGGATTGGAACTAAAGGTAATGTAGATTACTACTTAGATTCAGACGAGAATTTAATAAGACTTCTTGAAAAAAAAGCTTATTATGATGAATGTGTATCAATATGCGAATCAATTCTAAAAGAATTGTCTGCTCGTACTTGGCAACTCAGGGAATTTATGCAATATAACAAATTTTTGGCTGGTGGATAATGATAGAAGTACATAAAATAAACGAATCCTTTGTTATCCTTAAATGCGATAGAGGAATAGCCCAAGAATTATCTGAATATTTTTCGTTTCTAGTTCCTGGTTACAAATATATGCCTGCATTTAAAAATAAAATGTGGGATGGAAAATTAAGATTAGCTAAACTTCTTCCAAATGGTGATGTTGAATTTTATGTCGGATTAATTAACCAACTAGAAATATTTTGTTCGGACAGAGAATATTCCCTAATTAAAAATTATGATGATCGTTTGAATTTAATTTCATCAGAAGAATTACAATGCTTTATTGAAAAATTAAATATACATTCTTACGGAAAACGTATTGAAGTTAGAGATTATCAATTTAAATGTGTGTTAGATTTTTTAAATACGAAAAGAATGGTAGGATTAAGTCCAACCAGTTCTGGAAAGAGTCTGATTCTTTATATTATAATACGCTATTTAATACAAAATACTTGTAAAAAAACATTATTAATTGTACCAAATGTATCATTATGCCACCAATTAGCCTCAGATTTTGTAGATTATGCATCACACAATAAATGGGATTCTGATAATCATATACATCTAGTGTTTTCCGGAAAAGATAAAGATGCTGATAAAGAAATAATTTTATCTACATGGCAATCTTTATATACCATAAAAGATAAAAATTACTTTAAACAATTTGATCTTGTTATTTGTGATGAAGCGCATCTTTCTTCAGGAAAAGAAATAACTACTATAATAGAAAAGTGTATTAATGCTGAATATAGAATTGGTGTAACTGGTACTCTAAATGGTCAAAAAATACATTCATTGCAATTAGAATCATTATTTGGTCCAGTAAAAAAAGTTATTACAACAAAAGAATTAATGGATAATAATCAAGTAACAAATTTAGCCATTAAATGTATTGTATTAAAGTATCCAGAAGAAATAACAAAACTTACCCAAAATTTAAAATACCAAGAAGAATTAGATTTTATTATATCAAATAAAGAAAGAAATAAATTTATTAAAAATCTAACTTTATCTCTTAAAGGAAATACATTATTGTTGTATCAATTCGTAGAAAAACATGGAGATGTGTTATATAACCTTATTTCTAATTCGAAATTTGCACAAGATAAAATTGTATACTATATACATGGAGATATAAAAGCGGAAGAAAGGGAATCCATAAGAAAGGCGATGGAGACTCAAAATAATGTTATTCTAATAGGTTCTGTTGGTACTGTTTCTACTGGAACAAATATTAAAAACTTACACAACATTATTTTTGCAAGTCCAAGCAAATCAAGAGTTAGAAATCTCCAAGCAATTGGAAGGGTTCTTCGACTTAATGAGAATAAGGATAAAGCTATCCTTTATGATTTAGCAGACGATCTGAGGTATAAAAAGCATCAAAATTATACTATTCTTCATTTTAAAGAAAGAATTAAAATTTACAATGAAGAAAAATTTAATTATAAATTGATTAATATTGATCTAGATCAGACCCTATAGATCTTAATTACGGCTAACTGGAGGCTTACTGTTTAATGATATTTTTTAATTGACCTTATAGTATCAATTAGTAATTATCTATCTTCAAATGCTTTAAAATGATGGTTGCGAGCGCAGCGAAGCAGGAGCGAAGCGACTTAATAAGACCTAATTGAATTTAATTAATACTATCTCTACTTTAAAAATATTAATTGAATTTAAACTACATCGAGTTTCTTTGACTCGTCGCTTCGCTCCTGCTTCGCTGCGCTCGCACAACATCTATTTTGTTTAATATTAGATTTAAGCAGCAGCGAAGGATATGACACCCCATTTTCAGGGGGCATCAAAATTTTTTTTTAGATTTATGACAGTAAGTATTTTTATTTGAATCCGCATTATTGGGCTCTGTACCTTACCCCACTTACTACGATTTTTAAAGAGAACTCGGTGTCAGTTTCTCTATATAATGCTTTTTATGAATTCTAGATCGAATAAAATATATTAACAAGTTAATGTTCTATTCTGACCTTTATTTAACCTTTTACGATTATCTTAACCGAATCCCAGAACGGCTGGTACGATTTAAGGCATCCCTTTCGGGGCAGAAGATAAAAGACTACGGTATGAAGCGTAGATTTGGAGTACCATCTCCTTTAAGAATGGATTTTCCGGTGAAATACAAATCGGCTCACCAACCTTTAAACTCATACATTTATAGTTAATATTTAGTCATACTAAATATACATAAATCAAAGTCTACTATAACATTTAAAAAAAGTCAAGCATTATTTTTAATTTTTTTCTTGTATCCTTTTTCGTAGCATAATTTTTTTCTAGGTTTCTTTTTTTGTTTTGTATATTTATGTTCTTCGTAATATGCTTCTAATTTTCTAAACATATTAATATCTGTTGTATACCAGCGCCTGTATTGGTGGTCAAAGTAAATCCCAATTCTTTTAGCTCGGTCTAACTGTTCTTTATTATCAAATTGTAAATATGTTATCATATTAAAATACCGTTTAAATAAAAATATATATAATTATATATTAATGTTATTTTGAGGTTTGTATTATGATTGAAAAGTTTGAATTGAAAATTATTAGAATGAAGACGGGCGAAGATCTTATTGGTTTTTGTTTTGAAGATAGAATTAATAATAAGATAATAATAAAATACCCAAAAACATTTTATTCCTATATAGATCCAGATACAAGTGATGAAGAGATTGTCCTTATTGATTGGCTTCCTAAACTTGCTTTTTATTCGCAAGAAGTTAAATTTGATTCCAGTAACGTTTTATTTTCATCTTATACGAATACTGCATTTGGTTATCAATACCTTTCTGTGATACAAGATTCATTAGATGAGACGACAGAATTAGCAACAAAAATACAAAAATTGTTATCTGAAACAAAAGATTCTTTTCCTGAAGCTAAAAATGATATATTACATTAAAACTATTGACTTTTTTATAATTCTATAGTATAATTGAAAAAAGTGTAATAATATGAGGTTAAAATGAAAGAATTAGATTTAGATTTAGATTTAGGGTTTGATGAAGTCATACCAGAAGAAATTATTCCTGAGGAAATCTTTTTAGATGATCCTATAAAAGACGAAACTGTAAAAGTTAAAAGGAAGAAGGTTCCAAAGAATTATATTAATAATGCAGATTTTTATGAAGCTATTGTAGAATATAAGAAAAAATGTGATTTAGCTAAAGAAAATGGAACAAAAAAACCGATTGTTTCCAATTATATTGGTGAGTGTTTTACAAAGTTAGCAGAGGGTCTTTCTAGAAGACCAAATTTTTTCGGTTATTCTTATCGTGATGAAATGGTTTCTGATGGTATAGAAAATTGTTTGAGATATATTGAAAATTTTAATCCAGAAAAAACAAAAAACCCTTTTGCATATTTTACCCAAATATTATGGTGGGCTTTTGTTCGTAGAATTAAAAAAGAAAAAACACAACAATACATCAAATATAAAGCTACAGAAAATTTTGGTATTTTAGATACTGCTGAATTGATGGAATTGGGTGATGGAAATATTAAACAAATTGAAGTTTATGATAATTTATATGAGTATATTAAGAAATTTGAAGAAACATCTTTAAAGAAAACAGAAAAATCCATAAAAGAAAAGCAAATTAAAGTTTGTGGAATTGAAACTTTCTTGGAGGGTTAATGAAATTCGTTTTTCTTGGCGATACACATTTCGGTTGTAGAAATGCGAATCAACACCTTCAAGGTTTATTTGAAAAATTTTATTCAGAAACATTCTTTCCATATTTACTTAAAAATGATATAAAATTAGTTATACAACTTGGTGATATTTTTGATTCTAGAAAATATTCTAATCATAATGCTTTGCATGAAGCAAAGAAGATGTTTTTCTCTAAATTCGAAGAATATGATATAAAACTTATAACATTACTTGGGAATCATGATATTGCTTTTAAAGAATCGTTATCTGTCAGTTCGTCAGATTTATTTTTATCTCAGTTTGAGAATGTTGAAGTAATAAAAGAACCATCTAGAATATTAAAAGATGGTGTTAGTATAGATATTATTCCGTGGATCTGTAAAGAAAATTATGAAGAATGTGTTAAATTTATAAAACAATCAAGTTCTGAAATGTGTGTCGGCCATTTTGAAATCCAAGGTTTTAAAATGTATCAAGGTGGTATTTCTTCTGAGCATGGATTATCAGAAAAAACTTTTTCTAATTATGATAGAGTTTTGTCTGGCCATTATCATCACAGGTCTAAGAAAGGTAATATAGAATATATTGGTACACCTTATGAAATGACTTGGCAAGATTTTGGCGACCAAAAAGGTTTTCATTTGTTTGATACAGAAACTAGAAAACTACAATTTATTAAAAACCCCTTTTCAATTTATGTAAAGGTTGATTATGATGATACTGGTGTTGAAACAACAAATTCAAGTTATTTGGATAAAGAGTATCTTGAACAATTTAAATCTAAATATGTAAAAATACAAGTAAAAGAAAAAACAAATCCATATCTTTATGATTTGTTTATTGATCAAGTATATGCACAAAACCCTATAGATGTTTCTACAATAGAAGAAATTGTTGATACTGAGGTTGAGGATTCTATTGATGAAACAGATGATACATTGACAATCACATACAAATATATTGATGGAATAAATCAACAAGATTTAGATAAAGTTAAATTGAAAAATATAATGAATAGTTTATATAATGATGCGTTGGCGGTAGAATGATTATTTTTACAAAAGTAAGATTTAAAAATCTATTATCTTATGGGAATACATTTACTGAAATTGAATTAAATACAGCAAATAAAACATTGTTGTGTGGAAAAAATGGTTTTGGTAAATCTGTTGCTATTGATGCAATAACATTTGCATTATATGGAAAGCCATTCAGGAAAATAAACAAATCGGGTTTATTAAATTCAATTAATAAATTAGAATTGGTTACTGAAATTGAATTCTCTATTGGGTCACATTATTATAAAATAATTCGTGGAATTAAACCAAATATCTTTGAAATTTATTGCAATGACGTTTTAGTGCAACAAGACGCAAAAGTTAAAGATTATCAAGATCATCTAGAACGTTATATCCTCAAAATGAGCTATAAATCCTTTACTCAGGTGGTGATTTTAGGTTCAGCGAGATATACTCCGTTTATGCAATTATCAGCTTCTGATAGACGCTCAGTTATTGAGGATTTACTTGATATCCAGATTTTTTCGAATATGAATCTTATTGTAAAGGATAAATTATCTGCGTTGAAAGAATCAATACAAGATTGTAAATATAATATAGAATTGTATAAAGATAAAATTGATATTCAGAAATCTAATATAAAGCAAAGTAAAAAAGCATCAGAAGAAATAATATTAAAAAAAGAATCTTTAATTGCTAATACATTTAATGATGTTGAATTGCATCAAAATGAATTAAATACTTTGTTGGAAATTAATCAATCTTTATCTGAAATTATTTTAGATTTTGATTTAGTAGAATCAAAAAAACAAAAATTTGTTGTTATCCAAGAAAAATTTAAAACAAATAAGTTAAAATTTGAAAAAGAAAATTCTTTTTATGATTCTAATAATAATTGTCCAACATGCAAACAATCAATAGATTTGGAATTTAAATCGTCAATTGTTGAAAGTAATAATACAAAACTACAACAATTAAAGGATGGTGAAGAGAAATTATCTGGAGAATTATTAAGTGTTAAAAAAAGATTAGAAGAAATTAATATAATAAACAAAACTATATCAGAAAATAATATAGAAATTTCTAAACTTAATGCTTCTATCGTTTCAGCTCATAAATATATAAAATTGATTTCTCATGAATTGCAAGAACTAAATGTTGTAAATCAAACTGAAGGGAGTGATAATTTACAGTCTTTGGTTGAGAGTCTTGATGTTTATGTTGAAAATTATGAAGAATATATAATTGAAAAATCTTATTATGATTTTATATCTGTTATGTTGAAAGATGGTGGGATTAAAACGCGGATAATTAAACAATATCTTCCAGTTTTAAATAAATATATAAATCAATATTTGACTCAATTAGATTTTTTTGTTAATTTTAATATAAATGAAAATTTTGAAGAAGTAATTAAATCTAGACATAGAGACGAATTTACATATTCAAATTTTTCTGAGGGCGAAAAGATGAGATTAGATCTTGCTGTCTTATTTTCGTTTAGACAATTAGCAAGATTAAAAAATTCAGTAAATACAAATTTATTGATTTTGGACGAAGTTATGGATTCTAGCTTAGATGCTAATGGAACAGATGTTTTTATGGATCTCATTTCTTCTACAGATAAACATACAAATATTTTTGTAATAAGTCATAAAACGGATCAGATTTCTGATAAGTTTGATAGAATATTACAATTTGATAAAGTGAAAAATTTCTCTAAAATGACGGTGATCTAACTATGCAAGAAATAATTTATAATACAAATGAATTAAACCCTCCAGCGAAAATAGTTCCAGAGTTTGAACCTTATACGTTGGCTCCTCAGGATGCTGAAATATTAGGATCGAAAATACAAATTTTTGATTTTGGATATCCAAATCATGATCCATTAGAAATTGGTTCTAGATTAGTAGAAACTGCAAAATTGCATAATTCTTTTGGGATTGCAGCAAATCAATGTGGTGAAAGATATAGGGTTTTTGTTGCTGGTGCTGATGAAAATTATATTGCATTTTTTAACCCAGAAATTATACTTGAATCTGAAGAAACGTCATTAATTCCTGAAACAGATTTGAGTAATATGGGTTTGTTGTTGCATGTTAAACGGCCAAAATCTGTAACTGTTCAATTTCAAGATTTAAATGGTCAACTACAAACATTACACTTCGATGGTTTAACTGCAAGAATTGTACAACAATGTATTGACAGGTTAAATGGTATTGGGTTTGAGATGCGAGTTTCAAAATTGGTTCTTGATAGAGCAACTAAAGCTCTTGATAAAAAGGTTAAAAAATTCGTAAAACAAAATACTTATATAAAAACGGTGAGAAAATAATTTTAATTTAAAGGTGAAATATTATGGAAATAAAAATTAGTAAAGAAACATTGGAAGGAAAATCAATATTTATTGCAACACCAATGTATGGTGGTCAATGCCTTGGTATGTATATGAAATCTTGTTTGGACCTTCAAACATTATGTATCCAATATGGTGTTGAAATTAAATTCTCATTTCTTTTTAATGAGAGTCTTATCCAAAGAGCTAGAAATTATCTAGTTGATGAATTTGTACGGTCTTCATGCACACATATGATGTTTATTGATGCAGATATTTCTTTCAATCCAATTGATATTCTTGCAATGATCTCTTTGGATAAAGATATTATTGGCGCACCATATCCAAAGAAAACTATTAAGTGGTCTAATGTCAAAAAGGCTATTTTAAAAAATCCAGATATTGATGTTGGGGAATTAGAAAAACTTGGTGGTGATATTGTATTTAATCCAGTTTCTGGGACAGAAAGATTTAGTGTAACAGATCCTCTTGAAGTATTGGAAGTTGGTACTGGAATGATGATGATTCGTAGAGATGTTTTTGAGCGATATAAAGAAGCATATCCAGAATATTCTTATCTTCCTGATCATGTTGGTACTGCAAATTTTAGTGGTGATAGAGAGATTATGTCATATTTTAATGTTGAGATTGATCCAGGATCAAGAAGAACTTTGAGTGAAGATTATCACTTCTGTCAGCATAGTAGAAAAATTGGTATTCAAATTTGGATGGCTCCATGGATTATTTGTGGTCATACTGGAACCTATATGTTCCAAGGAAGTCTTCCTTCAATTGCAGCAAATTTGGGCGAATTATAAAAAGTGCTTGACAATTTAAAATATATACTATACAATAATATTGTAGTTTGAATTTGAGAAATATGTTATGATTATTGGTTTATGTGGTTTAATTGGTTCAGGAAAAGGCACTGCTGGTGAAATCTTAGTGGAACATGGTTTTGTTCCACTATCATTTGCTGGTTCTCTTAAGGATGCTGTTTCTGCTATCTTTGGATGGGAAAGAGCATTACTTGAGGGTGATACTGATGAATCTAGAGATTTTAGAGAAGATGTTGATCCATTTTGGACAAAAAAGTTTGGAAGGGAGATTACCCCTAGAATTATATTACAGGAGTTTGGGACTGAGGTTGTTCGAAACAATTGTCTTGATTCTATTTGGGTTGATTCGCTTGAAAGAAAACTTTCTTTATATGAAAATGTTGTGGTTACAGATGTTAGATTTTCTAATGAGATTGATTTCTTAAGAAACTTAAATGGTCGAATTATACAAATCAATAGAGGTGAATTACCTGAATGGTATTCTGTTGCTGAAAGAAACAATACATTGTATACTAATGATATTCTTTTTATAAGAGAATACCCAAGGATACATAAATCGGAATGGGGTTGGATAGGTAATAAAGGTATTGACTATATAATTGACAATAATGGTTCAAAAGAAGATTTAGAACAAAAATTGTTGAACAGGTAGAATAGTGAAAAGTGAGCAGTGCTCTTAGGTACTCTAATGGTAAGAGATTTGACTGTTAATCAAACGTATACAGAAATGTTATGGGGGTTCGAGTCCCTCCCTAAGAGCACTGCTCATTTAAATAAATTACAAGGTAAAATCTTGAAAGAAAACACTTCAAAGGTCGGGAGATACACTTTGAATAGTGGTGCAGTAAAAGTCTGTGATATCTCCCCCTTGTTTTGAGGATGGTAGCTCAATGGTAGAGCAGTTTGTTAGAAATAACATTTAAGCATGGGTTCGAATCCCATCGTTCCTCACTTAGTTTATCTCTCTGTAGTGTAGTCTGGTAACATGATGCGTTTGGGGCGCATTGTCCTTCGTTCAAATCGAAGCAGAGAGACCAGTTTGGAAGAGTGGTTGAGTGGTTTAAGACAGCAGTCTTGAAAACTGTCGAGGGTTAATACCCCTCCGTGGGTTCGAATCCCACCTCTTCCGCCATTTTCGCACCACTAGCTCAATTGGTTAGAGCTCTCCGCTCATAACGGATAGGTTCTGGGTTCAAATCCCAGGTCGGTGCACCAAATAAAATACTTGACAAAATCTTAATTATAAGTTATAATTATATCTGATTTAAAATTTTAACATGAGGAAATAAAATGAAAATATCACCAGAAACAAATGCGATTCTAAAAAACTTCGCACATATTAATCAATCATTATTCTTTAAAAAAGGTTCTGTCATCTCAACTATGAGTCCACAAAAGAATATTCTTGTTGATGCAACAATTACAGAAACTATACCACAAGATTTTGGTATTTACGATTTAAATAATTTTTTATCTGTGACATCATTATTTAAAGATGGCTCTGAATTAGAATTTGATCAAAATCATGTAATTATCAAAGGTTTGAATGGTAGGTCAAAAATTAAATACCGTATTACTGATCCATCAATGATTGTAGTTGCTCCAGATAAACGTCCCAAACTTCCAGTTGTTGATGTTAAATTTACATTCTCAAAAGAAGATCTAGAATGGGTTATTAAAACAGCGTCTGTTATTGGTGCACCACATTTAGCTGTTGAATCAGACGGTACAACTGTATCATTAGTGACATTTGATGAGAGTAATGATGCAGGTCATACAAACTCATTAGAAATGAGTGATGTGGATCCAGAAGGAAATGTGTTTAAATTAGTTTATAAAACTGAAAATTTAAAAGTTATTCCTGATTCATATTCTGTTGAAATTAGTTCTAAAGGTATTTCAACATGGACTTCAATAACTAATGAAATTAAATATTACATTACATTAGAAACATCAAGTAAATTTGGAGGGTAATTTGCAAACAATTGAATTGTCTGAAAATAGTATAAAAGTTTTAGATTCGCAACAATTAACTGAAAAACATAAATTATTAGTTAGTGTTGATATTGGCGATTTATCATATGAAAAAGCGCAAGAATATTTGTCTGCTGTGACTGAAGCATTTAAAAGTGTTGTTGATCCAGCTTCAGTTTTGGTTTATCCAGATAGCATTGATGTAACATTGATTGAACAATAAAATTAGGAAATATATTATGAGTAATAAAATTAGTATTGAAACAGTATTTGGAACATTAGACGATAACCAATCACAAACTCTTCGTGAAGGTATTAAAGAAATATCTGTCCATCTGTCTAGGATGGATATTGAAAAGGAAGCGATTAAAGATATTGTCGCTTCCGTTTTTGATGAAACTAAAGTTCCTAAAAAAATGATTAATAGATTTGCTAAAGTTTATCATAAACAATGCTTTTCTGAAGTAGTTGTTGAAGACAACGAATTCCAATCACTATATTCTGCTTTATTTAGTAATTAAATTATGATTTTTGCCTCGCTGAGAAATTGGTGAGGCTTTTTTATGTGAGATATATAATATGGTAAGAGAAGAGATTCTGTGGGCTCAAAAATACAGACCAAATAAAATTGCAGATTGTATTCTTCCTGAATCAATCAAAACATCATTTCAAGAATTTGTTAACCAAGATAAAATCCCAAATCTGTTGATTTCTGGTTCTCAAGGTTCTGGTAAAACAACACTTGCAAAAGCTCTTTGTGAAGAAGTTGGTTGTGATTACATAATTATTAATGGATCTGATGAAAATGGTATTGATGTTCTTCGTGGGAAAATTAAAAATTATGCTTCTTCAGTTTCTTTGAGTGGAGGGAGAAAGGTTGTAATTATTGATGAGGCGGATTATCTTAATGCAAATTCGTTACAACCAGCATTGCGTAACGCTATAGAAGAATTTTCTATTAATTGTTCTTTTATTTTCACATGCAATTATAAAAATAGAATTATTGAACCATTACATTCAAGATGTTCTGTTATTGATGTGAAAATATCAAAGGAAGATAAACCTAAATTGATGGCTCAGTTTTTTAAACGAGTTTGTTGGATTTTAGGTGAAGAAAAGATAGAATATAATAAAGAAGTTGTAGCTCAAGTTATTTCTAAATATTATCCAGATAACCGTAGAATCCTTAATGAATTACAACGTTATGCGATGGGTGGAACAATTGATGTAGGTTTATTGTCTCAAGTTTCCGATATTCAATTAACACCTTTAATTACAGCGTTAAAAGAAAAGAATTTTGCAGATACTAGAAAATGGTTATCTGATAATGACGATATTGATTCTGTAACACTTTTCAGAAAATTGTATGATAATTCTTATGAATTGTTAAAACCAAATTCAATTCCACAATTAGTTTTATTGATAGCAAAATATCAATATCAAAACGCTTTCGTTGCTGATCAGCAAATTAATACGTTAGCATTGTTTACTGAAATGATGATAGAATTGGAATATCAATAATGGATTTATTTAAGGATTTGCTTCCAGGTATATTGCAAAAAAAGAATTATATCCTTAATGAAGATAACGAAAAAGAATATAAACCTTATATTGTTAATATGGCATTATCGCAACATACTGATTGTGTATTATATGTAAATGAGATGAATCAATATCCAAGTCTTGATAATAAGATGCAATATGATTTTTATTATTATGCTTTACGAGCGCAGAAACGTCCGTATCAAAAGTGGTTTAAATCTACAGAATCAAAAGACCTATTAAATGTGAAAGAATACTTTGGATTTTCTTCTGAGAAGGCAAAAGAAGCTTTGAGAATACTGACAACAGAACAATTAGGACATATAGCTAAAATTGTTGATAAAGGTGGTAGGGAATAGCAACATTTTATGTTTTATAAATACTTTTATTTTAAAACATAAGGATTTATGGAGCTATATTATGAGTGATATTTTTAATGGATTTGGGGTTGAGGTCTTCATTGATGAAGAAAATTTTTTAAAAATAAAAGAAACGTTATCAAGAATTGGTGTTTTATCAAAAAAAGATAATTCATTGTATCAGTCTTGTCATATATTACATAAACAAGGCAGATATGTTGTAATTCATTTTAAAGAATTATTTGCTCTTGATAATAAACTACATAGTATTGATGAAAATGATATTGCTAGAAGAAATACAATTGTAAAATTATTACAAGATTGGGAACTTCTTGAGATTCAAAATCCAGATTCTTGTAAATCTCCATTAGTTCCAATATCTCAAATAAAAATTCTTTCTTATAAAGAAAAATCTGATTATAATTTAGTTAGTAAATATAATATTGGCAAAATAAAATCAAAGTAAATTTGGAAATTAATCATGCCTTGTCATAATGAATTAAATTCGCAATTAAAGGGTCTTCAAGCTAGGTTAGAACAAGCTGAGAATGATATAAATGCACATTATGCTGGTATATCTCAATTAGCGTTGTCGTTAGCTGCAAATCCATTTACTGCTGGAAGTGCAGCAGCTACTGCAGCAATTTATAATTTAAATCCTATAGGGATGAAAATCCTTCGTGCATTATTATCAGCCTTGATTCCAAAGGAACTTCAAAATACAATGAGAATGTTGACCATGTTGTCGGCTTCAAGTATTGATGATTTAGCGGAAGGTATTGTTGATTCTGCTGCTGCACAAGTTGTTGGAGCTGTTAATTATGGTATTGATTCGATAACTGAAACAGCATTAAGTGAAATGATTTCTGTACAAAACGAATTAAATTCTTTGGTACCAAATGCGGTCAATGGGACCGTTCAAGCATTAGCAATGTCATCATTAAATAATGATAAATCTTATAATATTAATTTAGCGCAACAAGCATATGATGCTTGGTATTCAGCTTCTATTGCTCCTGTTGGAGAATTTACACAAAGTCAAATTAATTCTTTAAGAGTTGCATATCTTAAGGCTCAACAAGTTGTTAATACAATTAATGCGGGTGTTGCTGGTGTTGTTGCTCAAGCTGGAGGTCTTTTATCTGGAGCTTCTCCAACCATCCAAGAAATAAATACTGCATTGCAACAATTTAATAATATTGCTGCTTTTATTCTTACACAAAATGATATTTCAAGCTGTAAGTCTAAAGCAATGAAGATTGGACCAAATACCTAAATAGAATTTGTAGGGTGTTCCTACAAAGCTTAAGCCTGCTTCGGGGGTTTAAGAATTTTTAAATAAAATCTTGCTTTTTAAAGGAGACTAAAATGACACAATTAGAACAATTTAGAACAATTCACAATACTGCGTTAATAGGTTTTGATGATCTATTTCGTAGAATCAAAGAATTAGAAAGTCCAAAAACAAATTTCCCTCCCTATGATATAATTAAAACATCTGATGATGCTTTTGTTATTAAATTGGCTGTTGCTGGTTATACGAAAGATGATATTTCTGTAACATTAGATTCTGGAAGATTATTTGTGGATGGATCAATAAGACCTGATGATTATTCATTAGATTCTTTATTGGATAAAAAAGAAAAATATCCCGAATATCTTTATAAAGGAATTTCGCAAAGGAATTTCAAAAGAGAATTTACTCTTGCAGATACTGTTGAAGTTTCTGAAGTAAAATTGTCTGAAGGTATGTTATCTATACATTTAAAAAATGTAATTCCAGAAAGCCAAAAACCAAAAACTTTTGAAATTATATAGGTTTAATGTTCTAAATAAAACGGCAAATTAAACCTTGCCGTTTTATCACTTTTATAGTATAATAAATTTTTAATTTAGGATTTTTTATGAAACAAAAATTTATTGACTATTTTATGTCTGTTGCAGAATTAACTGCAAATCTCTCTCATGCTAAAAAATTAAAAGTTGGTTCTGTTATTGTAAAAGATGATAGAATAATTTCTTGTGGATATAATGGATTACCTGCAGGATGGAATTCAAATATATGCGAGAAAGTTTCATTTCTTTCTGATGCTGAATATTTCAATTCTACAACCGAAGAAAAGCAAAAATATACCCCAATAGATGGGATTTATTTTTGGAAGGGTTTAAAAACATATGATGAAGTAATACATTCTGAAGCAAATTCAATCTCAAGATTAGCGAGTTCAACTGAATCTGGAGTTGGTGCGATAATGTTTTGCACGCATTCTCCTTGCATTCAATGTAGTAAAATAATTTATAGTGCTGGAATTAAAACTGTATATTATAAACACGAATATCGTTCAACAGAAGGAATAAAATTTTTAAAAATGTGTGGAGTTGAGATTATAAAATACATTGACGAAAGAGCTAATGTATAGTATAATATAATCTTAAATACAATAAAGGAAAAATCATGACAGATATTAGAATGTTTAGAACAATTAGTGGTGAAGATGTTATTGCGGAATTTGTGGAAACAAACAAAACAGGTGATGTTTATAAAAATGCCATACAATTAGTTATTGTGCCTAAAAGAAGTAATCCAGAAGAGCAATCCTATGCATTTGCACCATTCCCACAATATGCTCAACAAAATACAGAAGGTAAAATTACATTTAATACAAATTTAATTTCATTTTTTATTGATATTGATGAACAATTCTTAGAACAATATAATTCAATTTTCGGAATTATATCGGCACCTGCTCCAAAAATTATTATTTAAAAATAATTCTAAATATGATAATTGATAGGAGTTGATATATGGAAAGTGAAGGTTCTTCCTTCTACACAAATGTAAGAGTTATTGGAAATAATATTTGTTATAGGGGTGTTGATGACTCGGGCCAACAGATCAGATTTAAATATGAATATAGCCCAAAGGTTTATGTTCCTTCTAATAAACAATCGAATTTTAAAACTTTGGATGGAAAGTATGTAGATGAAATTGAACCTGGATGTATCAAAGAAACAAGAGATTTCATAAAACGATATGAAGAAGTTGATAATTTCGATATTTATGGTGATATTGGATTTGATGTACAATACATTTCAGATAAGTTCCAATCTAATGTAGATTGGGATATAAATAAAATTTCAATTCATATCTTAGATATTGAAACTGCTTCTGAAAATGTAAATGCTGTGTCTCATAAATTAACAGCACCAGAAGAAATTCTTTTAATTTCTATGACTGAATTGTCTACAAAAAAAGTCACAACATTCACATCAAGAGATTACAATGGGACAAATGATGATAATGCTGAAATTATTTTATGCCAAGATGAGTATTCGTTATTAAATCAATTTCTTGATCATTGGAATCGTATTGGTATTGATATCGTTTCTGGTTGGAATATTGATGGTTTTGATATACCATATTTGATTAATAGAATATCGAATGTTATGGGAGATGATCATGCTAAACGATTAAGTCCATGGAAAATGGTTTCTTCTAGAAAAATAAAAGGTAAGTTTGGTAAAGATGATATTGTTTATGATATTGCTGGAGTTAGTTGTTTGGATTTTATGCAACTATATCTCAAATTTACATATGTTAAAAGAGAAATGTATTCTTTAGATTATATTTGTCAAGTTGAATTGGGTAAAGGTAAATTAGATCATAGTGAATTTGCTACATTTAAAGAATTTTACACTAAAGGATTTGATAAGTTCATTGATTATAACATCATTGATACGATTCGAGTTATTGAACTTGAAGAGAAATTAAAGTTAATTGAACTTTGTTTAACAATGTCATATTTGGCAAAAATAAATTATAATGATGTATTCTCACAAATTAGAATGTGGGATTCAATCATTTATAATCATTTAAAACATCAGAACATTGTAATACCTAAAAAAGCATCTGGTTCTAAATCAGAACAATTTGAAGGCGCATTTGTAAAAGAACCAGTTCCTGGATTATACAATTGGGTTGTTAGTTTTGATGCAACTTCACTTTATCCTAGTATTATGCAGACATGGAATATTTCTCCAGAAACTTATATGGGTGTTGATACATCAATTTCTGTATCTGGGTTAATGGGTAAGAAATGTGAGATATCAGAAGAATATGCTACTGCTGCTAATGGAGCTATGTATAAAAGAGATAAGAAAGGGTTGCTTCCAGAACTTATTGATATTTACATGGCAAAAAGAAGATCTGCTAAAAATAGTATGATTGAAGCAGAAAAACAGTTGGAAAAATTAAAGAAAATTAAATTTGATTCTGATATTGATGAACAAAAAGAATACAAACGTCTTGTTAATGAAATATCTAAATTTAATAATGAACAAATGGCGTTTAAAATTGGTCTTAATAGTCTCTATGGGGCGATTGGAAATGCTTACTGTAGGTATTTTGAATTAGAAAATGCAAGAGCTATTACTTTGACTGGACAATATATAATTAAAACGGTCGGTGAAGGATTGAATAGAGATCTTAGTAAATTATTTAAAATTGATGATTACGATTGGTCTTTTTATTCTGATACAGATTCTTGTTATGTTTCTTTGGAACCTATGGTAAATAAGTTTTATAAGGATTTGTCTGATGAAAAACTTGTCAATCTTATCGATAAGATTTCTAAAGAAAAAATAACACCTATTATTAATGATAATTGTTTAGACCTTCAAACATATACAAATTCTTATAGAAATATGATTTCTTTTAAACAAGAGGGTATTTCTAGTAATGGCATTTGGGTTGCTAAAAAACGTTATTTTTTGAATGTTCTTGATAATGAAGGGGTAAGGTATGCTTCTCCAAAATTAAAAGTTATGGGTTTAGAAGTTGTAAAATCTTCAACTCCAGGTGTTGTAAGGGAGAAATTAAAGACGTGTTTATCTTTAATTCTTGATAACAAAGAAGATGATTTACAAAATTTTATTGAGGATTTTAGATTAGAATTTAAATCTCTTCCTGTTGAAGATATTGCATCTCCAAGAGGAGTTAATGGTATTGAAAAATATTCTAATTCCACTACGGTGTATAATTCTGGGTGTCCTTTGCATACAAAAGGTGCAATTATTTACAATAAAAAATTAAGGGAATTAAAGTTGGATAATACTTATCCTATTGTTGGTGAAGGTGATAGAATTAAATATACATATTTAAAATCGCCAAACCCAATTAAAGATATTGTTATTGGATTTCCCTCTGAACTTCCAAAAGAATTTAAACTTGAAAATTATATCGATTATGATAAACAATTTGAAAAAACATTTTTAGAACCAATAAAATCTATCCTTCAAATATTAGATTGGACAACTGAAAAAACCAATTCTATTGAAGACTTTTTTTCTTAATTAAAGGAAATATTATGAGTTTACTTGAAAAACTTAAAAAAAATTCAACGATAAAAGAATCATCTATTTTATCTGTATCAAAATTTTTTACTAAAAAGGATATGATAACAACTCCAATTCCTGCGTTTAATGTTGCATTATCAGGCAGATTGGATGGCGGATTAACTCCAGGACTTTCATTATTTTGTGGTCCTAGTAAACATTTTAAAAGCCTTTTTTGTTTGATTTTAGCTAAAGCATATATGGATAAATATCCAGAATCTGTATTAGTATTTTATGATTGCGAATTTGGTACACCCGAAGCATATTTTGATTCATTAGGTATGGATAAAGATAGAATTCTCCATACCCCAATTATGAATATGGAAGAGTTTAAATTTGATATTATTAATCACCTTCAAAATATTACTAGAGGCGACAAAGTAATATTTGTTGTTGATTCTTTAGGAAATATGGCTAGTAAAAAAGAAACTGATGATGCTATTGATGGTAAATCTGTTGCTGATATGACTCGTGCAAAATCTATGAAATCTATGTTTCGTATGATTACACCATATCTAGTTAAATATGATATTCCTATGGTAGCAGTAAATCATATCTATATGACTCAGGAAATGTTCAGTAAACCAGTCGTTAGCGGGGGTTGTGTTGTAGCAGGCACTAAAATTCAAATGTTTGATGGATCGTCAAAATCTATTGAGGATATTACACCTGGATGTTTGGTTAAAACTCAAGATGGTCCTAAAATTGTTACACATAGTTGGAACCCAGAGACACTTTTAGATGGAAATCCAGAATGTTATAAAATTACATTTGAAGATGGTTACTCTGTAATTTGCTCTGATGAACACCCATTTCTTAAAAATTCAGAATTTGTATCGGCAAAGGAACTTAGTATTGGAGATGATATAACAACATTGTGAAATTATAAATCTTATAAATGATATCAGCAGAGTAATAAATGCCTGTGTCGAATTAACTATTTATAGGAAACATAATGCATATAGTATATTTATTTAAATTTAAAAGAAACAGGTTACCAAATTTATATATTGGGTCAAAAAGCAATTGTTATATTAAAGAAGGAAAAATATTTGATAAAAATAATAAATTATATGAAGGATCTTGTGATTCTAATGTGTATTTAGAAGCATTATCAAAATGTAATTATGAAGTTTTTATTTTAGGCGAATTTGATGTATATAATGATGCATTATCTATGGAACAAGATGCACATATTGCTAAAGTAATGCACATAGACAGGCATGTTCTAAAGCACATAAAGGAACATTAACTGTAAAAAATGTTTTAACTGGTGAAATACAAAAAGTGGAAAAAAATATATTTGATACTGTTATGGATAAAGATGTTTGGGCAACAACATCATCATTTCAAAAACGTGAAATTTGCATATATTGTGGGAAAGAAAGTGTGGTCGGTAATATTAAACGCTGGCATAATGATAATTGTAAAGAGAAAAAAATATGAAAATTGTTAATATAGAAAAAGTTGGTAAAAGAAACGTATTTGATATAACTGTTGCTGATAATCATCAATATGTACTAGAAAATGGTGTTATCACACATAATACTGGTGTTTATCTTTCTGCTGATAATATTTACATCTTGGGCAGACAACAAGAAAAAGAAGGTACTGATGTTGTTGGGTATAATTTTATTATAAATGTTGAAAAATCAAGACATGTTCGTGAAAAATCAAAAATACCAATTACTGTAAAATATGAAGGCGGTTTAAGTTCTTGGTCAGGTTTAATTGATATGGCTCTAGAATCAGGACATGTTGTAAAACCATCTAATGGTTGGTATTCGCGAGTTAATACTGCGACAGGCGAGGTTGAAGAAAAGAAATATCGCCTTAAAGATACAGATACAAAGGACTTCTGGAATAAAATATTATTAGATAAAACTTTTCAAGATTGGATTAAATCTAATTATCAAGTATCTCATGGAAATATTTTAGCTTCAGATAAAGATATAGAACAAACATTTGCAGAAATTGGGGATGATGAAGAATTATAAAAATTGTGCTGAATTGACAGGAGCAATATTTGCAATTTGTCTTATTGTTGTATTATTATCAGCATGGATAACTCATGTTGTTGTTTGTATTAAAACTGCATCTTGGGGTTTTTTGATTGCTGGTGCTATTGCATTTCCTGTTGCATGGGTTCATGGAATTGGATATTGGTTTAATATTTGGTAGGAGAAAATAATGCTTGACTATAAAGAGGAAATAGATTATACTTTCATTGAGGCTAATGGTGCTGCTGGTATAAAGATTATTAGTGGTAATTTTGAAGATGTAATTTATACATATTCTCGTGTTTCAATATCAGAAGCAAAAGATGATGTTACAGATGAAGATCTTCCGGCAATGTTGAGTTTTAATTATGATATTGTTGATTCGTCTGGTTACACTGAAGAAGAGTTTCAGACAATTGAATTTAAAACTAAAATTGGTGATATTTTAATGTCAATTTTAGCAAAAAGTGCGGAGAATACTATTGAACTTGAACAAACTGATTCTAAAGAATCTGCAATATTGGGATGATTATTCTCGAAAAGTTTTACCGTTTATAAAACAAGATTATTTTAGTGAAAGAAGTGAAAAATTAATATTTAATGAAATAACTTCTTTCATTGGAGAATATGGTAATTTGCCAACTTATGAATCATTAATTATCCAATTAGAAAATAAATCTTTATCTGATGGAGAATATAGTGATGCAATTGGATTATTAAACGAGTTTCATGAATCGAAAGCAGAAACAGTTGAATTGGAATGGTTGATTGATAAAACAGAAACATTTTGTCAAGAAAAAGCAGTATATAATGCTGTTGTTGAATCAATTTCAATTTTAGAAAATAAACATCCTGATTTATCTAAAGGATCTATTCCAAAATTGCTATCTGATGCATTAGCTATTTCTTTTGATTCTAGTGTTGGTCATGAATATGTTGATGATAGTGATTCGAGATATGAATACTATCATAGAACTGAAGAAAAAATTCCATTTAGTTTAAATTGGTTTAATAAGATAACAAATGGAGGTTTACCTAAGAAAACATTATCAATAATTCTAGCTGCTCCACATTCTGGAAAAAGTTTGATGATGTGTGATTTTGCAACAAGTTTTTATCAATCTGGTAAAAACGTTCTTTATATAACTGCTGAAATGGCAGAAGAAGAAATTGCAAAAAGAATTGATGCAAATTTATTAAATGTCTATATGGACGATTTAATGAATATGACAAAAGCTCAATATGAGAAAAAAATAAATTTCGTAAAATCTAAAACTTCTGGAAAATTGTTTATAAAAGAATATCCAACATCTTGTGCTTCTGTGACACATTTCAGAACTCTTTTAAATGAGTTAAGATTAAAAAAGAATTTTGTCCCTGATGTTATATTTGTTGATTATTTAAATATCATAGCGTCTTCAAGAATGAAGATGTCGGGGGCAGTTAATTCCTACACATATATTAAAGCTATTGGTGAGGAATTAAGGGGTTTGGCTCAAGAGTTTAATGTTCCTATTGTGAGCGCCACACAGACCACCAGAGGCGCAGCAAATTCTAGTGATACCGATATGACCGATATCTCAGAAAGTTTCGGTATTGCTCATATTGCGGACTTTATGGTGTCTATTATTAACTCTGAAGAACTTCAAGAATTGAATCAATTGATGGTAAAACAATTAAAAAATAGATTTAGAGATTTAAATTTAAATAAACGTTTTGTTGTTGGAATTGATCGTGCAAAAATGAGGTTGTACGATGTTGAAGATTCAGCTCAAGACGGATTAGTTGATACTGGTTCTCCTGAACCTGAATATAATGCTGCTTCTTTTGGAAGTAAAAAGAAAATAGATAAAAACTCATTTAGTGGATTCAAGGTATAAAATATGGAAAAACGATATACAGTTGTTGGTGAAGATATTGATATATCTGATGGTTATCATACAATGTCAGAATTATATGCACATAGATGTACACTATTTGCTGCATTGTTAAAGTCTCACCCACAAGCTTCTTGGAAGAGTAAAAAACACAGCGATGGTACATCTTGGGATGGTTGGTTTATTGCTGGTATGAGATTACCAACAGGTGATGTTACATATCACCTTCCTGTAGACGAATTTTGGGAAATTCTTCCGATTGCTGAGTTGGAATTTGGTGTCGTTTGGGATGGTCATACATCTGATGATGTTGTGAGACGAATTATGGAATGGATAAAATGAGTAGTGCTGTTGTAATAATTCCAACAATTGGTTCTGTTGTTTTAGATCAAACATTAAAAAGTTTAGAGAATCAAACTCATAAAGATGTAACAACATTAATTGTTGTTGATGGTCCTGAATATAAATCTAAAGTTGATAATATTATAGATAAACATCCAAATTTAAACAAACAGGTTGTTTATTTACAAGAAAATGTTGGCGCAAATGGATTTTATGGACAAAGAGTATATGCTGCATTTTCCCATTTAGTAAATAAAGATTATGTTTTCTATCTTGATCAAGATAATTGGTATGAGCCTAATCATATTGAATATATGATTAATACAATAGAATCTACTGGATGCCAATGGGCATATAGTTTAAGAAATATATATTCTCCTGATGGCGATTATTTGCTTCAAGATAATTGTGAAAGTTTGGGGAAATGGAACGCTTATACAAATACTAACATGGTTGATACTAATTGTTATTGTATTCCAAGAAATATAGCTGTAGAAATATCAAGATTTTGGCATTGTGGTTGGGGTGAAGATCGTGTTATTTTCTCTATTTTAAATGAACATTTTCCTAATTATGAATGTTCTGGTAAATATACAATAAATTATAGATTAGGTGGAAATGTGGGTTCTGTATCAAAAGATTTTTTTGAACAGGGAAACAGTGTAATTGATAGTCAATATAAAGGAAAATATCCATGGGCGAAATAAAAATATTATGTTATATATTTTCTTGGAAAGGTCAGTTTGAAAATGCTGTCAAATTGCAAGAACAATTATCTCCGTTATTAGATGTAGTTGTAATAAATTCTGATGATGATAATACAAAAGAGGGTTGGATTAATATTGGGAACGAATGTTATTTTTCTGATCAGTTTAGAACTGCTCTAGATGCATTTGATGATTCAAAATATGATGTTTTGTGGCATATTCAAGCTGATGCTTCTTATTCTGAGTGGGAACCAATTATAAAATCAGCAAGAGAAAGTTATAATACTTATAATTGGGGTGTATTTGCTCCAAATGTTAACGATACATTTTACATTTCAGAAAGAACTGATGTTTCAGATTTAGATGGAAATTTAAAACTTGTTGCAACAACTGATAATACTTGTTGGTTTATTCATAAAGATTATATTAATGCAATGAAAGCTAATTATCATTTAATGAGAGAAAATATTTTAGGTTGGGGTTGGGATTTAATTATTTGTGCTCTTAGTCATCTTGATGGTCGATATGTCATAAGAGATTATTCTTTCGAAGTTAATCATCCTACTTCAACAGGATATATGAAAGATAAAGCAGAGAAAGAAATGCAAGAAATGTTTCAAAAATGTGATTTAAAATTACAAGAAACTATTTATAATATTAAGGTAAAACCAAGAGAATTGGGAAAATTATATAATATTCAACAAGTTTCTAATTCTGCTGAAATAATTTATAATACTGCAACAGGAATTTATTGATGAAAATTTCATATTTAGATTTTTGGCCAGGATTTGATCCTTCTTCAAATTGGTTTAATTTACTATTGCGTGGTGCATTTCCTGACAGAGAAATAAAAATAACAGCACCTGAATATGCTGATGTTATTTTCTTTTCATGTTTTGGTAGTGAACATCAAGTATATAAAAATTCTAAAGCAATTAAAATTTTATATATTGGCGAAAATGAAAGACCCAATTATTCTGTTGCTGATTATTCGTTAAGTTTTGATTTTGATGATTATTCAGGAAGAAATTTTAGACTTCCTCATTGGTATCTATATATAAATTGGTGGGACGAACCAAATTTTCAACATGCTGAAATTCCATTGATTGCTTTGACTAAATGGATTGACTCTAAAGAAATTTGGAATAGAAAAGAATTTTGTTCTATAATAATTGGTAATCCAGTTCAAAATAGAATAGATACTACAGCAAAATTAAACGAATTTAAACCTGTTCATGGATTTGGTAGGGTGTTTAATAATCCTGTAGATGATAAACTTAAACTTTTGTACAACTATAGGTGGAATATTTGTTTTGAGAATTCTATATATGATGGATATGTGACAGAAAAATTATTACAAGCTAAAATTTCTGGGTGTATTCCTTTATATTATGGATCTAATGCAGCTACTATAGATTTTAATAAAGATTGTTATCTTGATATTACAGGTCTTTCATTAGAACAAATTTATAAAAAAGTTGTAGATATTGAAAATGATAAAAATCTATTTTTGGCTATTTCTTCTGAGCCATTATTTAATACTTTACCAACATTAGACCCATTATATAATTTTTTAAAGGATAAATTAAAATAATATGCAAAAAGATTTTTATGAAATAAATGATTTGATTGGTGAGCGATTACAATCTGGAGAACCATTTTCTGTTTTGCGTATTGATAATACTGCTGGATATGTTCTTGATTGTTTACACGAAAAACAATCTCCAAGCGAAGAATTTTACAATAATTATACGTTAGTTGAAAGTGGAATTTATCCGACTGATTTAAATTATTCATTTCAGGTTGTGATGCCTAAAACTATAGAAATGATGAAACAATGTAATATTTTAGGGTTTGTTGATGTTTCTGGTAAAATTAAAGCAAATGAAAATAAATTTTTAGATCAATTCCCAGATAAACCCACATTTTTTGATTTTCATATTTTTGATGCTGGATATATAATGGGGTATTCTAAGTTTGGAAAACTAGAAAATCCTTGGACAAAATATCTCAAAGGGAAAAAGGTTCTTATTATTTCTTCCCATGCAAAAACGATTTTACATCAATGGAAAAATATTAATAAAATATGGGGCGATAGAGTAGAAGAAATAGTTCCTTTTGAATTGGTTGATGCAATCAGTACGCCATTTCATCCTGCTATTGATGATAGACAATATAAAGATTGTGGTGATTTTGAGCAATTAGTAAATATAACGAAAGATAGAATTGATCAATATGATTATGATGTATTATTAACAAGCGTTACAACACAATCTCCGTTTTATGCAAATCATGCTAGAGAAAGAGGGAAGGTTGGTATACAAACTGGCGGTGCTTTACAGTTATTTTTTGGTATTTTAGGTGGAAGATGGTTGAATCCTGATTATTATAATTATTGTTATCCATCACCAGAAAAATTATTTAATGAGCATTGGATTTATCCTCTTGAAGAAGATGAACCACAAAAACGAAACGAAATTGGATTTCTTGAAACCTCAACTGCATATTGGAAAGTATAAATTATGAATAATAATGATTTAAGTGAAATTTTAGCATCAGTAAAAAGTTATGCTGAAAATAATTTGTTGACAAAAAAATGGGAAGCTGGTATTGATTATGTAAATTATGCTGGTCCATTTTTTGATCATAATGAATATGTTGCTGCCGTAAATACTATTTTAAATGGTTGGCTTGTGATGGGAAATGATAGTTTGAAATTTGAACATAAATTTCCTAAATTTTTTGGTAAAAATCATGGGATTCTAACAAATAGTGGATCTAGTTCAAATTTGTTAATGATGTATAGCCTAACAAGCAAAAACGGTCATAATTTCCCAAAAGGAACAAAAGTCTTGATGCCTATTGCTGGTTTCCCGACAACATTAAATCCGACACTTCAAGTTGGATTTGAACCTATATTTCTTGATATCGAATTAGATACTTTAAATCTTGATTTAACTAAAGCTGAAGACTTGATAAAAGAACATGACATTAAAATAATAACATTTGCTCATGTTTTAGGTAATCCGCCAGATATGGACAAATTGATGGATTTAGTTAACAAATATAATTTGATTCTTTTGGAAGATTGTTGTGATGCTTTAGGTTCTAGTTATGATGGAAAACCATTAGGCAGTTTTGGTGAGATGGCTTCTTGTAGTTTTTATCCAGCACATCATATTACAATGGGTGAAGGTGGATTTGTTTCTTGTAACACTAAAGAACAAGAAGTTATTTTAAGAAGTTTAAGAGAGTGGGGTCGTGGTTGTTATTGTGTTGGTCCCAAAGCAAATACCCTAAAATGTGGAACATGTAAAAATAGATTTAGTAATTGGATTCCAGCATTGGAAAATGAAACTTTTGATCACAAATATGTTTATGATGAAATTGGATTTAATTTAAAGCCTATTGAAATGCAAGCATCAATTGGTCTTCATCAAATTGAGAAATTGGATACTATTGGACAATTAAGAAAGAAAAATTATAATCTGTTATTTCAAATTTATGAAAAATATGAAGAATTCTTTCATCTTCCAAGAGCTAGAGATAAATCTGATGTGAGTTGGTTTGCTTTTCCATTGACTATTAGAAAAGGTGCTCCATTTACACGATTTGAGTTTGTTAATTATCTTGAAAATAAAAAAATTCAAACTAGACCATATTTTGCTGGAAATATTATGTTACAACCTGCGTATACACATATTATGGATACAAATACTGCAAAAGTGAATTATCCAAATGCAACATATACTACTACACATACATTATTCCATGGAACAAGTCCAGTAATTAGCGATGATCAAATTGCCTATATAAAAATAGTAGTAGATGATTTTATGAAACAGTTTATAGGATAGGTTATGATTTTATTGGCATCGATTCATACCCCATTAAATGGGTATGAACAAAATGATTTTTCTGAAGTTGCAAATATTACTTGGAATTTAAATAAGGTAAATTATGCTAAAAAACATAATTATCTTGCAATAAGTAAATCGAATGGTTTTTATAATGTTCAAATAGGGTTTGAAAAAATAATTTTTCTTTATGATTTGTTAGTTAGCGTTCCTCAGTGTTCTTGGATTTGGTGGACTGGTTGTGATACACTAATTACAAATTTTAATGTTAGAGTTGAAGAAAAGCTTGAAGAAGCATTAAACATAAATCCAAACGCAAATATTATTATGAGTGGTGATTTTAATTTCCCTATTAATAGTGATTCTATTTTGATTAAAAATACTGAAGAATCGAAATTGTGGTTAAAATTTATACTTGATAATTTTGAGGTATATTCACAAAAACCATATTTTGAACAAGAATGTATGATTGATTTTTTATCAAATTTTGATAAACTGATTCAAATAATGCCACAAAATTTTATGAATAGTTATGATGAAAATTCGGCTGATAGTGAAAAGATAAAATTTGATACAAAAGGTAATAGAGGTAATTGGGAAAAGGGTGATTGGTTATTACATCTTGCTGGAATTAGCTGGCAAAAACGTGCCCAATTGGTTAAACAATATTCTAAAGAAATAATATATTAATATGAAAGATCAAGAACTTATTGAATTTGAAAACAAAGTTGCTGATTTGTTTAATAATAAACAAATTAGAGCTCCTATCCATTTATATCATGGAAATGAAAAGCAAATACAAACAGTATTTGAAAAAATAGATACTGAAAATGACTGGGTTTGTTGTACATGGAGAAATCACTATCAATGCTTATTAAAAGGTGTTCCTGAAGAATTGTTGATAGAGAAAATCCTTGCTGGTAAAAGTATGGTAATAAACTTGGAACAATATAAAATTGTATGTTCAAGTATTGTTGGTGGAATTCCTAGTATTGCAGCTGGTATTGCAAAAGCAATCCAACTTAAAGAAGAAAAATCTAGAGTCTGGTGTTGGTTAGGGGATATGAGTGCTGAAACTGGAGCTTTTCATGAAGCATATAAATATGCTGTTGGATTTAATCTTCCAATAACATTTATTGTTGAAGATAATGGATTAAGTGTTACATCTCCAACTTCAGAAATTTGGGGTAGACAAACTCCTTGGTATTTACCTGAAGAGTTTACTGGTGATAAATTTGAATCAGAACATTTAATATACTACAAATATAAAAACGAAAAATATCCTCATGCTGGTGCTGGGGTTAGGGTGGAATTTTAATATGAATGAACAACAATTATATAATAATGAATTGATCGCTGCCATGAAATGGCTTTCTGAGCAAGAAAATACTTTATTTTTGGGTCAGGCTGTTAAATATCCAGGAACTGGATTATTTCAAACATTACATTCTGTTCCTGACGAATTGAAACTTGAATTTCCTGTTACCGAAAATTTACAAATAGGATTTAGTATTGGAATGGCATTAAATGGTATTGTTCCAATTTCTATTTTCCCAAGGTGGAATTTTCTTGTTTGTGCCGCCGATCAACTCGTCAATCATTTAGATAAATTGCCATCAATGAGTCTTGGTGAATATAACCCAAAAGTTATCATTAGAGTTGCTGTTGGGTCAGAATTACCTATCGATCCACAAGACCAACATAAAGGTAATTTTTCTGAAGGATTTAGAAATTTGTTTAAACATGTAGATATTATTGAATTACACACACCTGATGATATTTTAAAAAGTTATCAGTATGCATATAATAGAACTGATAATAAAAGTACAATATTAGTAGAATTTTCTGATTATGGAAAATGATTCTGATATTTTAATATTAGGATCTACAGGATTTATTGGTAATTTTCTTTCAAAGAATTTAAATTGTGTTTCATTGTCTAGAAACGATGTCAATTTTTTGGATTTTGATTCTTTGTATAAATGTATAAAAAAAATAAAACCAAAAGTTGTTGTTAATTGTGCGTCTAATGTTGATACCCAATTAACAACATTTAAATTTGAATGTTTCCATGAAAACTTAACATTATATAATAATATATATAAAATGAAAGACGAATTTGAATTTGTTCTTCATTTTGGTTCTGGGGCTGAATTTGATAGATCTTCTTCTATTGATTATGTTAAAGAATACGAAATCTTTAAAAAATTCCCAAAAGATCATTATGGTTTTAGTAAAAATATAATTTCAAGAAATATTTATGAGGTTGATAATTTTTATAACCTTAGATTATTCGGTTGTTTTCATGGCTCAGAAAAATCTAGATTGTTGTATAAGGTATTATTAGAAGATAATATAATACTAGAAGATAAGTTGTTTGATTATTTTTGGTTGAATGATGTTCTTGAAGTTATAAATTATTATTTAAATCCGAAAAACGAAAAAATAAAAGATTTGAATTTGGTATATAAAGAAAAATATCTGTTAAGTGAGTTTGTAAATAAATTTTTAACATTCCATAACATTCAAAAAACAATTAAATTCAAAGATTCACATATAAATTATACAGGTTCGTCTAAAGTATTAGATTCATTAAATTTAAATTTTGGCGGTATTGAAAAGGGCATTAAGGATTATTTTAAATGAAAAAGATTATTTATGTTACAGGATGTCTAGGGTTTATAGGTTCTGAAATAACAAGAGCATATTTAGATAAAGGTTGGTATGTTATTGGTGTTGATAAAGTCACATATGCTGCAAATGAATCATTAATACCAGAATTTGAATCATATTCAAATTTTAAATTTATAAAATCAGATATAAACGATTTAGAATATCTTTATGATTGTGATTATATTATTAACACAGCAGCCGAAACACATGTAGACAATTCTATAATAAGTTCTAGCGAATTTTTAAATAGTAACATTAATGGTGTGCATCATCTATTGGAGTTAATAAAACAAAAACATAAATTTAAAATGCCAACATTACTACATTTCAGTACTGATGAAGTTTATGGTGATATAGTTGATGGGTTTCATAAAGAATATGATTTATTAAAACCTTCAAATCCTTATTCGGCAACAAAAGCTTCTGCGGATATGCTTGTTCTTGCATGGAATAGAACTTTTAATATTCCTTATGTTATTGTGCGTCCAACAAATAATTATGGTATTGGTCAGTATGTTGAAAAATTAATACCTAAAACATGTAAATATCTGCAATTAGATAGAAAAATTCCTGTACATGAAAATGGAAAACCAAAACGAACTTGGTTACATGTTTCTGATACTGTTTCAGCAGTTATACATATAATTGAATCGGGAGTAACAAATTCAATTTTTAATATTTCTGGAAATTATGAAGATGAGAATATTAAAGTAGTTGACAAAATCATAAAATTATATTATAATACTTCTATAGATTATAATAATTATGTTGATTTTAAATATAATAGGATTGGTCAAGATGTTAGGTATGCTATTGATGATTCAAAATTAAAATCTCTTGGATGGAATCCTGTTGCAAATTTTGATTTAGAATTAGAGAAAATTGTTGAATATAATAAAAATCGCTTTATATGGTGATTAATTGAAGGTGAACTTATGAAGAAAGCGTTAATATTTGGTGTAACTGGTCAAGATGGGAGTTATCTTTCTGAAATTCTTTTAGAAAAAGGTTATGAGGTTCATGGTGTAAAACGAAGAAGTTCTTCATATAATACATCACGAATCGATCATATCTATGAAAACAAAAACTTTAAATTACATTATGGTGATGTTACTGATTCGCTTAATGTGACAAGTCTTATTCAAGCAATTCAGCCTGATGAGATCTATAATTTGTCCGCTCAATCTCATGTAAAAGTTTCTTTTGAAATTCCAGAATATACTGCGAATGTTGATGCTGTAGGTACTCTTAGAGTTCTTGAATCTATTCGTTTACTTGGTATGGAAAATCGAGTTAAATTTTATCAAGCATCAACTTCTGAATTGTATGGTTTAGTGCAAGAAATTCCACAAAAAGAAACAACTCCATTTTATCCAAGAAGTCCATATGGCGTTGCTAAACTCTATGGATTTTGGATTGTAAAAAATTATAGAGAATCATATAATATATTTGCGTGTAATGGTATTTTATTTAATCACGAATCTGAGAGAAGAGGTGAAACTTTTGTCACTCAGAAAATTGTAATGGGATTAAATGATATTTCTCAAGGCAAATCAGACATATTGACGCTTGGTAATTTAAATGCATTAAGAGATTGGGGTCATGCTAAAGATTATTGTTATGCCATGCATTTAATGCTCCAACAAGATACTCCAGATGATTATGTCGTTGCTACTGGCGAACAATATTCCGTTAGACAATTTGTAGAAGCTTGCGCCCCGCATTTTAATATGAACATTGAATGGCAAGGTGAAGGCTTGGATGAAACTGGAATTGATGTTAATACTGGAAAAACTATAATTGCAGTTGATCCTAAGTATTTTAGACCAGCAGAAGTTGCAACATTATTAGGTGATTCTACAAAAGCTAGAACTGTATTAGGATGGAAACCAGAATATAGTTTTATTGATTTGGTTGAAGAAATGTGTTTAGGGGTTCAATAGGTGAGCATAGTTTTACGTGAAGAATCTGGTCGTGGATTTTTGTCAAATTATATTACAATTTTAAATTCGTATAAAAAGTTTGTTGGTAAAGAAGGAATATCTTATAAAGATATACACATTTCAACAGAACATTTTAAATTGTATGGTGGAAATCCTAGAGAATGGTTTGATGTTTATAATTTTTCTGATGGCGACGAAAACTCGGAATTCTGGAGTACTGGAGAGTTAAATGAAATTGAAGAATATCCAAATGTTGAATCCTTAAATTTATTAAGTTATTCAAAGTTTATACCATATAATACAAGACTTAAAACATTTCTTAATAAAAATATAAAATCATTAAATAAATGTTTAGGTGTTCATTATAGAGGGACTGATCATTTTAATGCTATTATTAAACCTGATATTATGTTTCTTAATGTAGAAGAACAGTTAAAAACAGGTAAATATGAGCAAATTTTTATTTGTAGCGAACAACAAAACTTTATTGATCTTATAGCAGGTTTTGTTCAAATTAATTTTAATGATGTTGATATAATTGTTAATGATGTTGAACGATGTGATTCAACTCCTGTATTTTATTTAGATACCAATAAGATATCATTAGGCGATCAAGTTTTATTGGATGCTCATATGTTATCAGCTTGTGATTTTGTATTGGGTAAATCATCAAACATTGTTAGTTATGCACGGATTCTAAATTTAAGTTTGAATGGTTTTTATTTAGATACTCAAAAATATTTTTTAATTGGTAATTAATTATGGAAAAGAATTCAAAAATTTATGTTGCTGGCCATAATGGCTTAGTTGGTTCGGCAATTGTTAGAAAATTAAAAGAATTAGGATATACTAATCTTGTTTTAAAAACAAGAAAAGAATTAGATCTTAGGAATCAATATGCTGTTGACAGGTTTTTTGATATTGAGCGACCTGAATATGTTTTTGTTGCTGCAGCAAAAGTTGGTGGAATTAATTACAATAAAATGTATCCTGCAGAATTTATTACTGAAAATTTACAAATTCAAACAAATATAATCAAAAGTGCTTTTGATTATAGAATAAAAAAGATTTGTCAATTGGGTACTGCTTGCATTTATCCTAAAATAACAGAACAACCAATAAAAGAAGAATACTTAATGACAGGTCCATTAGAACATACTAATGAAGCTTATGCATTAGCTAAAATTTCTGGTTTGATGATGTGTAAAAAATATTATGAACAATATGGATTTAAAAGTATTAATGTGATGCCAACAAATCTTTATGGTATAAATGATAGATTTGATGTGAATCATGGTCATGTTATTCCTGGATTAATTAATAAATTTTTAGAAGCTAAAGAAAGCAATTCTAGTAGTGTAGAATGTTGGGGAACTGGTACTCCTACAAGAGAATTTTTATTTTCTGATGATTTAGCTGATGCATTGATTTTTCTGATGAATACTCAAGAATATGTTGATTTGATTAATATTGGTATTGATAATGAAATTACTATTAAAGAATTGGCAGAAAAGATTAAAGATTTGGTTGGATATGAAGGTGAAATAATTTGGAATTCTGATAAACCGGATGGAACTCCAAGAAGAAAGATGTGTAATGCTAAATTGAAAGAACTTGGTTGGAAACCAAAATATACTTTAGAAGAAGGATTAAAAATAACATTAGATTGGTATTTGGAAAACATTAGGTCATAATAATGAAAAAATTGAAATTGAAATGTGGTTGGAAATTGATGAATAATTCTATCACAATAAAAGATAGAATTAATTTGGCTAAATTTGTTTTATTTTCTGATAGATTCACTATGGCAGATAAAGTAAACCAAGTAGAGAAAGAATGGGCTGAATGGGTTGGCGCTAAACATTCTTTATTTGTTTCTTCTGGAAGTACTGCAAATTTTTTATTATTAGCTGCGATTAAAGAAAAATTTAATTTAAAACAAAAAGATAAAGTTTTAGTTTCTTCTTGTACTTGGATGACAAATGTTTCTCCAGTAATGCAATTAGGTTTTACTCCTATCTTTTGTGATGTTTCTTTTGATAATTTCAGTTTTGATGAATCTGAATTAGCATATATTTCAGAAAAACATCCTGACATTAAAGTTGTTTTTACAACACACCTTTTGGGATTTAATTCAGATACTAAAATATTAGAATCATATTTTCCAAATGCTATCATATTAGAAGATGCGTGTGAAGCAATGGGTGCAAAAGCTAATGATGGAACTTATCTTGGTGCAAATTCTTTAGGGTGTACATTCAGTTCATATTTTGGTCATACTATTTCTTCAATTGAAGGTGGTTTTGTTACTACAAATGATACAGAATTATATGATTTGATGAAAATGAAAAGAAGTCATGGTTTAGCGAGAGAATCAATATTTTTTGATGATTATGCTGCCAAATATCCTTATATTGATAAACAGTTTTTATTTATTACTGATGGTTATAATTTCAGAAACCACGAAATATGTGCAATTTTAGCTTCTTCTCAGATTAAAAGATTAAAATCCTTTGTTGATATTAGAAGTAAAAATCATAAATTGTTTTCTGAGATGACTGAAAAATATTTAGATAAAATTCAACAGATTAAATTTTATGAAACTAGTGCGAGTTTTTGTTTTCCTATTATATGTAAGGATGCAGAATCGTTATCTAAATTAAAATCGTTGTTGGTAGAATATGATATTGAATATAGACCAATTTTATCTGGAAATTTATTAAAACATCCATTTCTAAAAGATTATATATTGACAACGAATCGTTTAGTCGCTAATGTTGATGTATTACACACTAATGGATTATATATAGGAAATAATCAATTTGTATCTGAAAAACATTTAAAGTTATTGGATAAAGTTTTAAGTTTATTATAAGGGTTTTATGAATTCAATTAGAGAAAAGGTAAAAGAACTTAGTGTTGTTTTTGTAGGTCCAACAAGAGATAGTTCTGGAAATCTTACAAAAATATTTGAGAATATTGAAAGAATTGGTGGACTATTTAAATCTTTTTCTTGTGTATTTGTGGAAAGTGATTCTTCTGATAATACTTTAGAAATTCTTAAAAATTATAAAAGTGGTCGCGATAATATTCATATACTTTCTTTAGGGAAATTAGAAGATAGAATTAATTCTAGAACATGTAGGATTGCTACAGCAAGAAATGTTGGGATTGAATATTGTGAACAAAATAATATCTTAGATACTCATGATTATTATATTCATATGTGTGTTGATGATGTTAATAGTGAAAAGATTGAAGAAGAAGATTTCTTAAGTTGCTTTAAATACGACATATCTTCTTGGGAAGGTATGACAGCAAATCAGTTAAATTATTATGATATTTGGTGTTTACGAGCAAAAGGTTGGGTTGAAAATGATTGTTGGTATGCAATTCATAATAGACCTTCTTATATGTCTTATGATGAAGCATTTATAATGTATGTAGGATCTAAATTTATACAAATTCCAAAAAATTATGGTTTAATTGAAGTTGATGCTGCTCATGGCGGTTTTGGAATCTACAAAAGTTCTTTTGCTAAAGGTTCTCGGTATAGAGGTTCTTCTGAAGCTGGTAATGCAGAAGAATGTGATTTAGTAAATTTCTGTAGTGATGTTAAGAAGAAAGGTGGAAGAATATTTATAAACTCAGAATTGATGAATATGAATAATGTAAATAATAGACATGATACCACAGTTCAAAGTTTACGATCTTTAGGTAAATTGTAATGGGAAATATTACTAATACAAATATTCATGGGTCGTGTCTATTAGGGTCTCAAATGTTTGAGTATTCTTATTTAATTGCTGTTTCTTTAGAAAATCCTGGAGTTGTTCCAGGATTTTATTTAAAAAATCTTCCTGGAATGTTTGGTTTGTTAATAAATTTTCCATTTATACATAAACCTAAAATTTTTGAAGGAGAATGTGATTATTCTGGTATAAACTACAATCCTTCTGATGTTTTAGCTTTTGATCGTAATTATGATATACATTTCAATTTCGATTATAGCATTTTTCATAAACATAAAGAATATTTGTTAAATTTATATACATTTTTGCCAGAAATATATTCTAATTGTAATACATGGATAAAAGATAATTCTTCACCAGACGAATTGTTAGTTTCAATCCATTTTAGAAGAGGCGATTATTTATCGATTTCTTCATTAAACCTTTCTTTAGAATATTTTTATGGAGCAGTTGAAACAATTAAAAATAAACTTCCAAATTCAACATTAAAATTTGTGTGTTTTTCTAATGATATTACATGGGTGAAAGAGAAATTTGTTGGTATAGATAATATGATATTTGTTGAATCGTTATCTGATCCTGAACAAATGTGTTTAATGTCTTTATGTGACCATAATATCATTGCAAATAGTAGTTATAGTTGGTGGGGTGCATATTTAAATAAGACACCTGAAACAATAACTATTTGTCCATCAAGTTATGGTAGTGCAGATGTAATAAGTTATTATCCTGATGAATGGATAAGAATGAACGTGCTTTAATTGAGATTAATATGATAATAGAATCTGATGTAAATAATATAATAAAATCTATAGATTTTGAAAAACTAAGGAATAAATCTATCTTAATCACAGGATCTTCTGGGTTATTAGGAATTTATTTTGTTTCTTGTTTAAAAACAATACAGAAAGAATATAATATTGATGCTTATTTTTGGATAAAAAGTGATATTGATTCAAATTTTAAATCCTTTTTTGATTTTGATTGTCATATAATTAAGGAAGATATTAGCGATCTAAAAGCATTCGATTCATTACCTATGTTTGATTTTATTATTCATTCATCAGGTTATGGTCAGCCAGATAAATTCTTAGAAGATCAGATAAAAACCATCCAAATAAACACCACAGCTACAATTAATTTATTTGAAAAATTAAATCCAAATGGAACATTTTTATTTTTAAGTTCTAGTGAAGTTTATAATGGTTTAGATAAGTTTTCTGTGTCAGAAGATGAGATCGGGGTATCAAATACAACTAACCCTAGAGCGTGTTATATTGAATCAAAGCGTTGTGGTGAAGCTATTTGTCATATTCAAAAAAATATGGGTAAAGATGTAAAAATTGCTAGATTGAGTTTAACATATGGTCCAGGAACAAAACCGTTTGATACTAGGGTTGTTAGTTCTTTGATTCAAAAATCTATATTAAATGATTCTATAGAATTGAGAGATAGGGGCGAAGCTATTAGAACTTATTGTTATATTTCTGATGTAATAGAAATGATGTGGAATATTATTTTGCATGGAAAAGAAGTGACTTATAATGTTGGTGGAAATACTACATTTAGTATATTTGAAATGGCAAATATTATCTCTACTAAAACGAATAAACCAATACTTTTGCCAGAAACATCAAAAACGTTAACTGGCAGCCCTAAAGTTGTTAATATTAATATTGATAAGTATATATCCGAATTTAACAAAACTTCATTCATTGCTCTTGATGAAGGTTTAAATAATACAATTCTTTGGCAACAACATATATACAAAATTTAACATCAGAAAATGTGATAATATTTGAAGTTCAACATGGTGATAAGTGTATTGAAGAAGATATTATTAGAATTTAATTGATTTATAAATACTTAAATAACTTTTAAATTTTGGGTACTTATGAAATCTTTTAGACAATTTATCGTAGAATCTGTTAGACAAGGTTTACCACACATTTCTACAATGACACATGAACAATTCGGTAATCTTACAAAAGGTGGAAAAGTTCATATTAATCATGTAACAGAAAAAACTGATGGTCAAACAATGGTTTTTGGGCATGATGAACATGGTTTTTATACTCAATCTTCTGGTTCTGGAAATGAAAAAATGCGAGCTCCGGAACATTATGCTGAAAGAGCAAAACGTAGAGCAGAAGAAACAGGAAAACCATTTGATCCAACTTCGTCAAACGCATTTGGTGATATCCATAAGCACCTCCAAAATAATAAAGCCCTCCAAGAACACCTAAAATCAACATATAAAAAAACTGGTAATGAAGTAAAAGTTAGGGGAGAATCTTTTTATAAACCTTGGGGTAGACCTAGCGAAGTTCCTGGAGAAGTAAAATTTGTTGGCACTTCCTATGACCCTAGTCATATGGGAACGGTTGGTAAATTTGTGATTCATAGTAAATTGCCAGAAAATCAAGGTCATGATTTAGAACATTTTAAAAAGAATTTATCTGATAAAAATATAAATTTTGATGATGATATTATAGAGCATAAGTCTGGTCATGTTGATGTTTCTCCAGAAAAGAAAGATTTTGATGATTTAAATCATGAATTATTAAAATCAAGAAAAACTAAAAAAAATTCAGAAGATAAAGAAGTTGAGACTGCTAAATTTAATGCAATAAAACAAAAAGTTTCTGATAAAGTTGATTCTCACATCAAATCTCAAAATATTAAACCGAAATGGGGTACAGGTACTGAAGGTGCTGTAATACACCCTCCAAAAGAAAATCCTGATGCTCCAAGATTTAAAGTGACAAGTGATGCATTTAGAAAATATAAAAGTTCCGATGAATCTAAAAACTTATTAAAGAGATAATTAAATGCTAAATTTTAAACAATTTTTACAAGTTTTAACAGAAGGCGGGAACATTAAGATTGGAGAATCAGAGGCTAATCCAATTCATATTACACCTGAAAATAGAAAATCTGTTACTTCTGATATTGGTGGTTTTTTACATGGATTGAGTAATTCTCATAAAATGGTTCATGGTTCTCATTTATTTGGAAATAATTCTTCGGCACTTGATGATGGGTCAGCATTTTCTGGTTCCACTCATCATTTATTTGATAAAACGATCAGTGATAAAGAATTCGCAAAACATAAACCTGTTGTTGGTGATATTGATGTAAAAGTTCCAAAACAACATCTTGCTACATTAGAACATCATTTAGTTCCAGGAAAACAAATAGGAAAATATACTGTTGTTGGTGTTAAACATGGAGCTGGTGGACATCATGCTTTAATAAAACACGAAAATGGACAAATACATCAAATAGATTTTGAAGGTTCAAATTATGAAAATGATAAACCATCAGATTTTGATAAATTCGCACATAGTTCTAATTGGAAAGATGTAAAAGAAGGAATTAAAGGCGCACATCATAAGATGCTATTGAATGCGATTGGAACTGATAAACACAAATTTTCAATTCTTTATGGTTTAGGTTCTAGAGAAGGAACTGACCCAAAATGGGAAAACAATAAAAATAAAATATCTTCTACATTATTTGGAGAAAAAGCTCCAGTTAAAAATTTAGAGTCGTTTCATGGATTAGTTAAAAGTATTAAAAATCATATTCCAGAAGAAAAACATCAAGAAATTTATGACAAATTTAAAGATTCTGCAAAATCTTCTAGAGGAATAAATTTTTCTTCTGCATTATCTCATATGAGAAAACATCTTAATGTTCATGATAATACTATTCAAGAATCTGTTGAAGAAGTACATCATGCATCAGTAGTGCCAATAACTGGGTTTGTTCCAATTTCTCATGAAGGGCATAAATTGGATTTAGGAAATACCCTAAATAGATTACCTGGAAGTAAACATATCGGAATTTCAGGAAAATCTGATGCTTATTCTCCAGAAGAAAGAAAGGATGTTCTTGAAAGACAATGGGGAAAAGGAGTAACGGCACATAATGTTTCCGGTGCTGGGCAAACAATAAGAGCAGCATATGATTCTTTACCAAAAACAGGAAAAAAAGTATTGCATTTATTGGTGGGTCATGATAGAAAATCCCTTGCCGATGGATTAAAGTCTTCTTTAGAAGCAGGAAAACTTAAGGAAATGCATGGTTTAGCTTTTGATGAAATACACATTCATCATCCAGAAGATACAAAAAGAAGTCATGGTATGAGTGGAACAAAAATGAGAGAAGCTGCAGCAGCAGGTAACATAGAAGAATTCCATAAACATTTAGGTCCAAATTTTACTAGAAAAGAAGCTGAAGAACATATGTCAAGATTCCAAACTGGTATTAAAAATGGAACAATTCCTCTAAAAAGAAAATAACTATGCAAAAATATCAAGCAATCTTTGTTATTGGTAGTCCAGGTTCTGGTAAAGATGTTATTATCAGAGATACAATTTCAAATTTCAATATTGTTGAATTTACATCAACACAAATAGATGAGATGTTATCTGATGACTCTGCATTTAAAAGAGCAAAATACGAAAAAAGAAATTCTCTTTTAGAAAGAAAATCTATTTTAGTAACCGCAAATTCTTTTGACTTGGGATTTATTCTTACAAAATCTGTATTAGAATCTGTTGGATATACTCCACATTTAATTTTTGTTGAAGCCAATCTTTCTGTTTCTTATGATAGATTACATAATAGAAATAATCTTAAAGAGTCTCTTGAAAGAATAAGTATTGGAAATAATAATAAATCTTCTATTTTAGAATTATTTGATTCTTTGTTTGTTGTTGACAATTCAGAAAATTTAGATTTAACTGAATCAAGAGAATTTATTTCAGATATTTTGAGCGAATTATCATTTAAATCTGATCTAACTGTTGAGCGTGTATTAAATGTAAATTTGAGAGATAAATTACAAAAAACATCAAAACCAACAATATCAAGACAAGTTCCTGGACCTGCTGCAATAGTTTTACCTATTATTGATAGTTTTGATTCTAAAGAAAAGAAAAAAACAATAAAAAAATACCCAAAAACACCAAGTTATTTTTTTGATGGTAGTGGAGATCAACAACCAAACATTGCGTTGGGTGAAGCGGAAGATTGGCCTATTGCTTCTCCAGGATTTGGTGATGCAATGATGGGAGCTCCTGGACAACAATCTTCTGCTCCAGTAACTAATTTGGGTTCTGATCAACAAAAACAAGATATAAAAAAAGTTTTGAATAAAATTAAAAAAATTCATTTTAAAACTGCAATACCAAAACAAATTGGATAAAATATTTTAAATCATTTAAGTAAGGAATTTTAATGAAACTTCAAGATATACAAAAAATGTTAAGTGAGAGAAAATTAACAAAAGCAGAATCAAAAAAGAAAGAAGAAATTGCTCAAGCAATGGAAAAAGAACATCCTGGAATGGGTTCGACTCCAGAAGGAATGTCAAAAAAAATGGCAATTGCAACTGCTCAAGCAAAAAAGTGCTGTGAAGAAATAGAAGGCGAATTAGAAACTGAAGAAACTTTAGATGAAGTTTCTAATTATGATTTAGTTGTAAACTATTATAGACATTTAGGTTTAGATCCATATAAACTACGTGGCGTAGTTGGCAAACAATTAAGAACAAAAATTAAAGCTTCTCCAGCATTTCAAGCATGGGCAAGAATTAATTCTAGTTTTGAATATGAAAAGAAATATACTCAAATTATCGAAAAAATAAAAGAAGCTAAAAAAGAAGCAAAGGGAAAAGTTCAAATTGATTTTTTTGGATATCCTAAATCAACAGCAAATACTTCTAATTCAGATAAAGATATTGCTCAAACTGATGATAATTTCATAACCCCAAATTAAAATTTTTAATAAATACTATTATAATTTTTATCATATTAAAAAAGGAATAAAACTATGTCAGGTTGGAAAAATACAGACGCTCAAGCAAATAACGAACCATCTTATATTACCCATATTGGGATGCCACAACCAATAACAAATAATTATAGCAACAATACGGTTTTAGTTGATGCTTCTCGTTTAGCAAATGCTAATGTTCAATTTGGAGTTTCTTCAAAAGGAACATCACATACTGGTTGGGTTCATTACCAACATGGAACAGGTTCTTTGGCTTCTATTACTGTTGCTAATGTTACTCCAGGACTTGTATATTCTAATGATTATTTAACTATTGTTGGCGCAAATACAGCTTCTTTTGTTAATACTCCTTATGTCGCAGCTAATGCTCAAATTATTGTTACTGGTGCAAACACAATTACCATTCAAATTAATAGTGTCGGTTCTGGTTTTATTCAAGACCCAACTGTAGTTTCTTCTACTTCAGGTAATGCAAATAATGCAACTTTAGTATTTACTGGTAAAGCAGGTGGAAGAGCTAATAGAGTTAAATCTGAAGTTTTAGTTGCTTTGTCATCTCCTACTTCAACAAATGCTAATGGCGCTGAACCTTGGTTCCATGGCGTATAATTTATGAAGTCGTTTAAAGAATTTAAATCGTATCTACAGGAGCATCAATCTCCTGTAGCATATATTGATACTACTGGAACTCAAGATATCGCTATTCCTGAAATTCGTAATGAATTAAACCGCCATATAAGTTTGATTTTTCGTCAAAGTTTTGTGACAGTTGAATCTGCAGTGCAAAGATTAGCAAAACTTTTATCTATGTATAGTCTTGATATTCCACAAGTTGATTCAAATGATAAAGATTCGGATACATTAAAAATAATTGTTGGGCATAATAATACAAAATGGGACGAATTTGATGGAAAAGTTGAAAATGATAACCCATGGATTTTAATATTTTCGTATAAATTAGAAGACGGATTGTATAAGTGCTCAGCTAAAATAAAATAATATATTATGTTTGATGAATTGACTCCAGAAAATTTTGTATTATTTGCTGCAAAACACTATTGGTCTATACACTATTCAATGGCTGAGTTTGAATCAGATTTACAAAGAATAGTGTATATAAAAAGGCTTTTGAGGAAATACAAAAAAACTGGAAAAGTTTCAGAAAGGTTAATTCTTAATCATCTTATATTATTGTATAATGTCTTTGAACCGACTGTTGCTGTTAATAGAATGTTATTTTTTAAAATAGATTCAGATTGTTACTCTAGTTTAAAAACGTTTCTGGTATATTTAAATAGGATACCAGAAACAATTATAATAAATAATAATATAGTTGTTTCTTCAGATATTCAAGTAGATATGAATGTTGCAAATTTATTAAGGGTTTTATGAAAGGTTTTAAACAATTTGTATTAGAAAAAGTAGAACATGAAAATCCGAATGCCGGAAGTTTACACGTTCTAGATGTTGATGATACATTAGTACACCCAAAAGCACAAATCCATGTTGTTCAAAATGGAGAAAGAGTTAAATCGCTACATAATTCCGAATTTAATACCCACAAACTAGAACCTGATCAACACTATGATTTTAGTGAATTTAGAAATTCTGATACGTTTAGCAAATCTGCTCCAATTCAAAAAATGATTTCTAAAGTAAAAGCAATCCATAAGAATATCTCAAGTAATCCAAATCATAGAATTATTATCAATACTGCTAGATCAGATATGGATAATAAACATACATATCTTAATACTTTTAAGAAATTTGGTCTTCCGATTAACGATATACATGTATATAGAGCTGGTAATGATACTGGATCGGATACAGTTGCTGTTAAAAAGGCAAATGTAATATCAAAAATATTAGAAAAACAACCATATAAAAAAGTTCATGTATATGATGACGGAAAAGAAAATTTAGATGCCGTTCATAAATTAAAACAAAAACACCCTGAAACAGAATTTCATACCTATCATGTTCAACATGATGGTTCTGTTAAAAAATACAAACCTACAAATTTAAATGAAGATGGTGGTGCTGCAGGCGGTATTGGCGGTGGTGGTGGAAATACTGTCGGTGGCGGAGCAATAGCTGGAGTTGGGGTAAATAATCCTTCTGTTGGGCCAAATCAAGGGGAACCTGGAGTTTTTCCAAAATATAAAAAAAGAAAATCGGATTTTCCAAAAAGTCCTGTCTTAACACAAATTCTTGCGAGAAAAAACTAAAATGGACAAATATCTAAATAAAATTAAATCAATCGTTGATAATAATGGTTTTGAGCGTCATTATAAAGAAACAGAAATTGTTGAATCTGTTGATGATACGTTAGAGAGAGTATTGTTTGAAGCAAGAAGTCCAGCCAATCCCCCAGAAGAAGCTAACGATCCATCTTCAAAAGAAGGAATTTCAAATACTGTTGCTAGTGAATTTTTTGCTAGAGCAAGAGCTTTAGCGACTGTTACTCATTTTGCACATTTAAGTACAGATTCGTTTTCTGAACATATAGCTTTAGCTACATTTTATGAAGAAATTGTTGAATCTATTGATACTTTTTGTGAAGCGTATATTGGAAAATATGGTAAATTTATAAATCTTCCTCCAATCGCTGCTGAGATGCAACAAGCAGTTGATGCAATAATTGAATTTAGAGATTGGATGGATAAGAATCGTAGTTTAATTACTGATGATAGTTCTCTACAAAATATAATAGATGAAACAGAACAATTATGTAATAGTACAGTATATAAATTACAGAAATTAAACTAAATTATTTTCTCTTTTTAGGTATTTTTTATGGTAACTTATGAACAAATAAATACTACGTTATATTATAATGAAGTATTGTCTACTAAGAAAGAAGAAAGAATAGATTTTAATAAATGTCAGAAAATATTAGATTCTTTTGAGTCGTATTCTAAAAAATTAGATAAATTAATAGAAACTGTAAATACCGAAAAAAATAATTATAAGGATTAAGTTATGGCAGAAAACCAACTTGAAAATTCTATTATTATGGATTTAAAAGTTGAAGTGGCTATGTTAAAAAAAGAAGTTTCGTTCATTAATAAATTATTTGAAAAAATGGATGTTGTGATTAATAAAATTGATTCACAACATGACATATTAATAGACAAAACTACTAAAGTTGAATCAACCCTTTCTTTTACTAAAGAAGAATTGGTTAATTTATATACATCTTTTGAACAAACTGAAAAAGAAATTTCTGAAAGAATAAATTCTATAGAAAGATTATTAACAGAAGAAATTAAAACAATTAATCACGATTTGTCAGTAAGATTAGATAAACAAGAAAAAATTACTGGTAATCTATCAAATATAAAGATGATGGCTTTAGGAATGATTGCTCTTGTTACTTGGTTAGCTTCTAATCTTGATTTTATAAAAAATGTGTTACATTAAAATAACTTTACAAATTGTGTATTTTATAGTATAATAAAGCCTGGATATAATTTCAGGCTTTTTTATGGATATTGTATGAGTATTTACATTGATCGAAAATATATTCTTTTGTTATCTCCAAAATTAGAACAATTTAAACAAAAGAATACAAATCTTTTTAATATGCGTTGTCCATATTGTGGGGATTCAGAGAAAAACAAATCAAAAGCAAGGGGATTTGTTTATGAAAAAGATAATCATTATTTTTTTCGTTGTCATAATTGCGAAACTGGAACAACTTTAAGAAATTTAATTAAATTCCTAGATCCATATCTTGAGAAAGAATATGTTATGGAAAATTTTAAAGATTTGAGTTCTGAAAAAAAAATTAAAATCCCTAAAATTCCTAAAATTCCAATATTTAAAACAAAAGAAGCTGTAAAACCAAAACTGGATTTACCAACAATTTCGTCATTATCTGATGATCATATTGCAAAACAATATATACTAAAAAGAAAGCTTCCAGATTATTCTCTAGATCTTTTATATTTTGCGGAAGATTTTAAATCTTTTACAGAAAGTGTTTCTGATAAAAAATTAGATAGAACAAGCCCAAGAATTGTGATTCCATTTTTCTCTGTTGATGGGAAATTGATTGCATTTCAAGGAAGAGCTTTAGATGATTATTCGATGAGATATATCACAGTTAAAATTGATAGAGATGTTGAAAAAATATTTGGTTTAGATAGGGTTAATACAAAAAAACAAATTATTGTAGTTGAAGGACCGTTTGATAGTTTGTTCATACCAAATGCAGTCGCCGTTGCCGACTCCAATTTAGCTGCTGCAGGTAATATTTTTGATAAAGGTACTTTGGTATTAGTTCCTGACAACGAGCCCAGAAACCGAAATATAGTAGAAAATGTTGAGAGGTTTATAAAATCTGGATTTTCTGTTTGTTTATTTCCTGAATCTATTAAAGAAAAGGATATTAATGAAATGGTACTTTCTGGGTTGACGAAAGAGGAAATATCAGGTATAATAAATCAATATACATATAAAGATTTAAGGGCGAAATTAGAATTTATAAGATGGAGAAAAGTTTGAAAAGTGAAAAATTTAAAACGACTTTAAAATTTAAAGTTAATGGTGTGGAATATGTAAGGGTCGATGGGATTTGGTTCAAATATTTGAATGATGCCTATATGCCATCAAAAGATTCAACGGTATTAGAACAATTATACAAAGAGAAATATATATGATGAAATCTCAAATTCAAGTTAAGATGATTGAAGATTCAATTTCAAAAACTAATAGAATCTGTACATTACAATTAAAATATCATAGATATATACATGCGGAATTTATGACACATCGTGTTTTTTCTAGATCTGCATCCAGTTCAAGAGCAATACCAATCAAAAAAATTATATCAGAAGTTTGGAATAATCCAGCAACGCCATTGCATTGGGGTCAAAATATTTCTGGTATGCAAGCTAAAACTGAATTAACTGGTATTAAATTATACTTAGCAAAAACCTTTTGGAATCTTGCTTCTAAATTTGCTTGTATTCTTGCATATTTTATGTACAATATAGGATTACACAAACAAATTGGAAATAGAATATTAGAACCATTTTCTTTTATTAATGTCATTTTAACATCTACTGAATTTGATAATTTTTTTGAATTAAGGATTCATCCCGATGCTCAACCAGAAATACAAGAATTAGCTAAACAAATTAAAGAAGCTATTGATAATAGTAATCCAAAGTCTTTAGAAGATGGTGATTGGCATCTCCCTTATATTTCATATGAAGAAAGAGAATTATTTGATGTTACTGATCTGTTAAAAGCTTCTACAGCAAGGTGTGCTAGAGTTTCATATAATAATCATGATGGAAGTTTGCCTTCTGTTACTAAAGATATTCAATTACACGATAGATTGGTTGGTTCTAAACCATTACATGCTTCTCCTGCCGAACATCCAGCAAAAGCAGAAGGAAATGATACATTTTATAAGAATTTTAAAGGATGGAATCAATATAGAACTATTCTTGAAGATACAGTTTTTAACAAACGATAGGAACATATTATGAGTAAAATAGATACAAAAGATTATCAAGATTTCGTAAAGAAGACAATTTCTCCTGCATCAAGTGATGTTTCATCATTTTTGACAAGATTAGACTCTTTATATGTTGATTCTATCCCACTACAAATAAAACTTCCAGAATTATTAACAGCATCTGCTGGATTATCTGCTGAATCAGGGGAATTTACTGAAGTTGTTAAGAAAATATTATTCCAAGGGAAACCATTGGACGAAGATAATATCTATCATATGAAAAGAGAATTGGGTGATATTTGTTGGTATCTTGCTGTTGCATGTACAGCACTAAATACTACACTAGAAGATATTCTTGTTATGAATGTTGAAAAGTTATCAGCTCGTTATCCTCAAGGGTTTGAGATTATTAAATCTGAAATTCGTCAAGATGGTGATATTTAAAAATAAAATATAAAAGGATGGTTATGGGAATAAGAATACTAACTCCTAAAACAATTTATACAACGGATTATCCTACTGCTATAGAATTTGCAGAAAAACAAGCTGAGGTATTTTGGCTTCCTACTGAAATTGAAGTAGAAAAAGATCTTCATGAGTTAAAAACAAATTTTACTGAAGCAGAATATCATGGTGTTATTTCAACATTAAAATTATTCACTCTTTATGAATTAAATGTTGGAAATGATTATTGGCAAAATTATATTTCTAAAGTTTTTCCGAGACCAGATATTCAAAGAATGGCTGCAACATTTTCTTTTATGGAATTGGGTGTTCATGCACCATTCTATAATAAAATTAATGAAGTTCTTGGTTTAGATAATGATGAGTTCTATACTGATTATTTAAATGATGAAGTTCTTGCAAATAGAATGGCTTGGATAGGTAAACGAACTGAGAAAAGAAATACTGTTTATGACGTATTAAAATCAGTTGGTATTTTCTCTATGATTGAAGGTGCAATTCTTTATTCAAGTTTTGCTTTCTTGAAACATTTCAATTCTGCAGGTAAAAATAAATTAGTAGCTATTAATGCTGGAATCAATTTCTCTGCGATTGATGAAACTTTACATTCACAAGCTGGCGGTTGGTTATTTAGAACATTATTAAAAGAAGCTAAAGAAGATGGTCAAGTAACAGATATATTTGTTGAAGAATTAATTCGAGAACTTGAAGAAACTGCTAAAGTGATATTAGAACACGAATCAATAATTATTGATAAAATATTTGAGAAAGGTCAAATTAAAGGTATTACTGAAAATCAATTGAAACGGTTTGTTGAATCTAGATTAGATATTTGTTTAGAAAATCTTGGATATAAAGGAATTTTTAAACCAACGTATAATCCGATTAAATCTTGGTTCTATAAAGATCTAGAATCTTCTACGTTGCACGACTTTTTTTCGTCGCAAGGTTCTGATTATAATAGAAATTGGATTGAAAATAAATTTAAATGGTAACTGAAATGAAAGAATTATCAATATACGACGAATTAGGTGAAGAAAGAAAAAAATTGCAAGGTGAAGGTAAATTACCAATGTGGTGTTCGACTATTGCATGGCAAATGCTTAAAGAAAATTATCTTTCTGAAAAATATCCTGATTTAAAATCAGTATATACACGTGTAGCTAAACATGCTGCGCAATATACTACAAATCCTGATGAATGGGAACAAAAATTCTTTGATCTATTCTGGAAAGGATATTTGGCAGCTTCAACTCCTGTATTGTCTAATATGGGAACAGGATTTGGTTGTTCTGTAAGTTGTTCAGGCGGATATATCAATGATTCAGTTTATGATTTCTATGATGCACAAAAAGAAGCTGCAGTTCTATCAAAAAATGGTTTTGGTACATCAGGCTATCTTGGTGCAATTAGACCAAGAGGTTCTAAAATTTTTGGAATGAAAGGTAGTGCTTCTGGTGTCCTTCCAGTATTCAAAGATTTTATACAAATGTCTAGAGATATTTCTCAAGGTTCACAAAGACGAGGTGCTTGGGCTGGGTATCTTGAAATTGATCATGATGATTTTTATGAATTGGTAAATTATATCGGTAAGAATCCTGACGATGCAAATATTGGATGGATTATCACAAAAAACTTTATTGATAGATTAGATGCTGGTGATAATGATGCAATTTCTAGATATCAAAAAGCGTTAAAGTTGAAAATGATTACTGGAAAGGGTTATTTCATTAAAATTGATGCTATTAATGAACAAAATCCACAAATGTATAAAGATAAAGGTTTATCTGTAAAAGCATCAAATTTGTGTTTAACTGGTGATACTAGAATTAATATTAAAGGTGATATTAGTGGCGAACTACAAGTATCAATGGAAGGGTTAAATAATTATTTAGGTAAAAATGATGATGTAGAAAATTGGAAGGTTTGGTCATATAACACAGAAACTAACATGAGCGAATGGAAAAAAATTATAAAATCTGCACAAACATCAATATCGACTAAGATAATGAATATTACAGACGAAATAACTGGAAAATCTATAAAATGTACGCCAGATCATAAGATTTTTACCGAGAACCGTGGATATGTTTGTGCAAAAGATTTAATGGAAAATGATGTATTATTATTAAAATAGTTTTGTGTACTGAAATATGACGAAAATATTCCTAGTTCATTTGGCGGAACTTATAGAGAAAATATTACTACTAAAAAGATTCAAAAATTACTTATAGATAAGTTTGGTGCAATTGATAAACAGTTGGGTTCATATGCTAAACACCATACAAATAAAATAAAAGAGGAAATTGAAAATGAGTTTAAAAATTGAGTATTTAGAAAATGAAGAAGCGGTATATGATATATCTGTAGAAGATAACCACAATTTTTTTGCTAATGGTATATTAGTACATAATTGCACGGAAATCACATTATTTTCTGATGAGGATCATACATTTTCTTGTGTTCTTTCATCTATGAATGCGTCTCTTTATGATGAATGGAAAGATACAGATGCTGTGTTTAATGCTACAGTATTCTTGGATTGCGTCAATCAAGATCTAATTGAAATTGGTAAAAACACTAAGGGAATGGAAAGGGTTGTTAGATTTGCTGAAAAATCAAGAGCATTGGGATTAGGTCTTCTTGGTTTTCATACTTATCTTCAAGATCATTTAATTGCTTTTGAATCTTTAGAAGCTAATTTTAAAAATGTAGAAATATTTAAACATCTTGATGCAGAATCAAAACGTGCTTCTGAATGGATGGCTAAAGAATTTGGTGAACCTGAATGGTGTAAAGGGTATGGAGTAAGAAATACCCATAGAATTGCAGTGGCACCAAATCTTTCTTCTGCGTTAATCTGTGGTTCTGTGAGTCAAGGTATTGAACCTATCTATAAAAATGCTTATGTTCAAAATACAGCAGCAGGAAAAATGGATAGGGTTAATCCTTCATTATTAACGTTGATGAAAAAAATAAATGTATATTCAGAAGAAACTGTTAAAGATATTATTTCTAATAATGGTTCTGTTCAGCATGTAGATTGGTTAACAGATGAAGAAAAAATAGTATTTAAAACTGCTTTTGAAATTAATCAGCATAGTATAATTAGATTGGCTTCTACAAGACAAAAATATATTGACCAAGCTCAATCTATAAATCTTTTCTTCTCTGCTGATGAAGATGAAGAATATATTTCAGAAGTCCATAAAGCTGCCTTTAAAGATCCTTATATTAAATCGTTGTATTATATTAGATCTGAAACTGGGGTTAATGTTTCAAAAGAGTGTCTGAGTTGTCATGGTTGATATAGAGTTATTATGAAAATTGAAATTATTAAAGAGTTTAATATTGAATTAAAAGGTTTTAAGTGTACTGTTACTTATGATGAAGCAAAATATCTTTATGATGAACTCAATAAAGAGTTTGGGTATAATGCTGAAAAGATCTGGGAAGATACATTGCCTGAAGGTGACTATATATTCAAAACGAAAGATAGATATGATATTCAGCAAGTGCCATATGTAGATGATGTTCCAGATGGTAATTATGTTTTTTCGTGTAAAAGTAAAGGTTGATTATGAATATATATTTTAAATGTGTGTTTTATTTTTTATTATTTTTTGGTGTTGAGGGGTTTTTGTTGCCAAAC